CACCCTTTTTTATTTGCGTTATAACTCTAACTATTAAGAGAAAGTAACGTTAGACACGCTAACTCTTTCAACATAGTCAGCAGCATTACCTAGTGATGATGCTGTGTTGTTAAGTTCAACATAACCATAACGTGTCATGAATGATACAACTGGCTCGAAAGTAGCTGGATCAAGTACAACACCACTGCTCATCAATGGAATGTATGGGCAGTAGAACGCTGCTGCGTCTGATTCTGAAGAACCTTTGTAACCAACAAGTACGTCAGTGCTATCTGAAGCATAAGTGTTAACGTATACTTTCATAGCATTGTTCAAAGTACCAACAAACTTAGTGTTAGTAGGTGCTTCAAATGAGCCTTCAGTAGTACGTGCAAATGCTGAAGTAGTTGCTGACTGTAGTACAGTTAATGTGTGTGGTGAAACAACAGCAAAGTTACCTGCGCCACGACGTGTACGCTGAGCAATTTTGTTTGCTGCGCGGTTGATCATAACAGCAAGTGCTGCATGCTCATCACCAACAAATGTTGCTGTACCAGAAACTGCTGCTTGATCGTATCGCGTATCAGAGGCTGCAGTGCCTGCTAGGTTGTAAAGAGAAGCAATAATCTCTTGGTCGATTTCAGCGGTAATCTCTTGAGCCAAAGCAGCCATAATTTCTGCTTCAACGTCGATACCTTGTTGTGCTTGAGCGTCTTGAGCAGACTCAAAAGTCCAACGTGCTGATAACTTACGTGATTTCGCTTCAACAGTTTGTTTCAAGATTTGAATTGACATTCTGTTACCTGCCTCACCTTCAAGAGCCGCTGTAGAAGCCGCCTTGTCGTCTGTTGCACCAGAATAGCCTTCAGCAATCTTGAATGGTGACAACGCTTCGTCACCTGCTGCTGTGTCAGTGCCTGAAGCACTGTCAAATGCGTCCGCATAACGGACTCTTAGTGTGTGGATTTGACCCACTGGACCTGTCATAGGTTGTACACCAACTAACTCGTTTGCGATAGTTGTCGGCATTACACGTCTAATAACTGGTAAAATAACTCTGTTAAGAGTTGCTACGTTACCGGCAGAAGTGGCACCTGCTGTAGCACTTTCAGACAAATACTTGCGAGTATTCTCAAGTGTTACACCCATTACTGACTTACGATTGCCTTCAAGGCCTTCGAGCAGTGCTTCTTTAGTATCCTGCCAGCGTGATTCTAGTAGTTCTGACATAATTATATCTCCTTATTTGATTCCCGCTAAACGACGAATGTCATAAACATTTTCGTCCTTTGCACTACTAATACTAGTATGTTCTTTGTTGCCTGTAATTTCTTTGCCTTCAGTCAGTGCCTTCTTCTTCGCTGGAGTTTTACCGTCGATAACTGCCGATAGATACTTATTGAAAGATTCTTCCAATCTCTCAGTCTTTACCGACTCCAGTAAGTCTGTCATGATTTCCTTTTGCTCACCGCTTAGTGGGCTTAGGAGCTCGTTTAATTTATCTTTACGTACCATTGAATGGTTAGTCTTAGCAATTTCTATGTTCTTGCTTTCAACTAATGCTTCCTTTTCAGCGATCGCTGCTTTTGCTTCTGCTAGTTGTGCTTCTTTCTCAGCAACAACTTTCATTAGTTTAGCAGTTTCACTTTTCTCATTTAGATAACTGTTTGAGTATTCAGAAGCAAACGATTCGAAAATCTTACGACCAAAATCGTTTCTACGTGCTGTTTCAATGTCTTCTTTCAATTGAGTAATTTCACTAGATAGTGTCTTATCAACTGTTTCAGAAACTAGAGCAGCACTCTTCTTAACGAATGTATCTTTAACTTTCGCAAATTGAGCTTTTGCTTCTCTAATTAAACGCACTTTTGTTTCTGCCAAGTCTTTCTTGTCAGTGTGGAACTCTGCAATTTCTTTTGCTAGTGCTTCTACAACAAATTCCTCAAGTCTATTGAACTTGTTAGCCATTAACTTTTGGTCTTCGTGTAGTTCTGAAATTTCAGTAGTTAGTTGCTCAGCTACAAAGTTCTGTAATAGTTCAGCGTTTTTACGCTGTGCTACTGCATATTTTGCTTTTGCTTCAGCAAGTTGCTTACGGTCTTCAGCAAACTCTTTAATTTCTTTTTCAAGTCTACTTTCAACTAATTTGTCAATTGCTTCAACCATTACACCTTTGTCATGTTCGTACTTTTGAGCAAATTCTTCACGCAGTTCTGAAACCGCTGTTTTCTTTGCTTCGTCAACACGAGTGTTCCAAGCCTCTTCAATTTCAGTACGCACTTCTTCAGAAATCACGTTGTTCTCAAATAGTGTTTTTAATGCTTCCAACATATGATTCTCCTTATTGATTATCGGAGCCCGCTGATGATATTCAACAGCGATTCTTTTAAGTACTTCTGTGCCTTAGGATCTTCCCTAACTTCTTGAGCTGTTACGTATGCCTTATACCCACCCGTGGTATTCATTAGATGCTCGTAAATTGGTGTTGGGTAAGCACCTGGAGCACTGGGCTGAGCGACTACATCAACTGTTATGATTTCAAAGTCGCTAACTTCGCCGTTACCGTCTTCACTGACGTTACCGGAACCTCTTGAACTTACACCAAGTTTAACTCCGCTCTCTAGCATAGTTTTTACTAGAGAGCCCATTGGTGTAGGAATTATTTTAAGTTTGCCGTAGCCGTTTGCGCCATCCATCCACATTTCTGTGATCATATGACTCACTCGGTCTAGGTTAATTCGTAGATGGTCTGGATGATCTACTTCGCCGAGAACACTGTATCCTCCTGCTATCTGATCGTTGAGAGTTTTGACAGCCCTGCCAATTTCGTTTACTGGATAAACACGCTGATTAGCATTACGTACACCGCCTTGGATGAAAATGCCTTTCATGTGAAGATCTTTACCTTCATTAGCAGACTCTACGACCATACCTGCCTGGTCAAATGTCAAGTTCTCTCGGAGTAAATTTCCCATCTTAATCTACCTAATTATTCAGCTGACTTTTTTACTGATTGCTTTTTTAAACTCTTAGAAGCCTTACCACCTGGAACGTTTACGTTACCAGCATCGTCCTGCTTAGGAGCTGCAGCTTTACCACCTTTTTCTTCAGCAGATCCACGTGCGATATTTGATGCTGTGCCACCCATATCGTTCTTACCTGCTACTGGTGATTTCGCTTTGTTATCTTCGCCTTTAGGCTCAGCAACCTTTTCTACGTATTCACGTACTTGTTCAGCGTCATCTTCTTCTTCTGCCTCAAGTTCCAAAGCCTCTTCAGCTTCTTCTTCATCATCGCCCTCTTCGTCGTCCATGTCCATGTCCATGTCGTCTTCACCTTCTTCATCGCCCATCATTTTTTCAAATTCGGCTTTAAGGTCATCTAGAGCGTCTTCTAGGTCAACTACACGATCTTCAAGATCTTCATCATCTTCATCGTCCATGTCGCCCATTTCATCATCGCCGTCCATTGCTTCAACGTCGTCGATCATGTCATCTGCTGGATCGCCGCCCATGTCTAGGTCGTCGTCAGCTTCAACTTCAAACTCTTCAAATTCATCTAATTCTTCATCATCAGATGCTTCATCAACTTCTTCGTCTTCTGCTTCATCAACTTCTTCGTCTTCAACTTCAGATTCTAACATTGATTCGTAAATTGTACGTGATTTTTCAACTACAATTTCGTGGAATAATTCTTCTGCTTTTGCTTGATCTTCGTTGATCAAATGCTCAAGCATTTCTTCAAACTTATTAGTGTCAGTCATTGTTTATCTCCTTTATATATTGTTACAAGGCTGTCATTATTATTTAATGATTTGTATAAAAACTACGTAGAAATAGGCTCGTTTTGAGCCATTTTTAGAAAATCGTCTAATTTTTCTATAAAAACGTTAGAAAAATTAGGATATTTTTGTATGTCTCGCGATGTAAAGTTATGTTCCTTTGTTATAACTCTACAATATTGTATGTCTGGATTATCTCTTATAATTAACTGTGTTTGTCTTACCCAATTACCAAAATATGTTGCTGGTGCTTTAGAATCTTTATAATTCTTTGTGCTTCCATATATGTTATTTAGTTTTTCATCAGCACTTTGATAGTCAAAGCCAACTATAATAATTGTACTAGGTTTATGCTGACTTGCTAACCATAATGCTGTTGGTCCTGAACTCCATCCTAGTCTATCACTAGTAAAGTTTACACCGTCAATATCTCTAAATCTATTGTGTTCTCTAGTGTAAAATTTAGTGGAAAGATGAGCCTTATTGTCTATTATCTCTTGAACCATCGGCGGGTCAACACCAATCAAATAGTCAACGTGAGTGTCGCGATAAATGGCATTACAGCCGTACATAGGACCATACTGTCTGTATGCTTCAATGTTAAAATCTAATCTGGATTTGCCGTTACCTAAAACGAATGATATCATGCTACTGGCGCTTGAGCTGCCAGTCCATACATTTGTCTGATGAACTCTAGCTCTTGTTCCTTCTCTTGTTCGTGAAGATCACTAGCAGCCCTCAGTTTGTTGATTTGTTCTAATGTTAGTCTTGTTTTACGAGTGTCGCTGATTTCAACCGCATCTGAATCATCTTCAGGTGAATAGCGTCCATCCTGACTCATTTCTAATGTATTTTTATCAAAGTAAAATAACTCGTTAAGTATCATAATAATATTTATCCTTTACGCCGGAGGTGCGCCTTCCCCTGCTGGTGCTCCTGCCGCTGGTGCTCCTGCTGCTTCGCCACCGCCTTCTGCTGGTGCTGCTGGAGGTGCTTCTGTTTCTGCTCCACTTAGGTCTGAACTCATGCCACCTAAACTAATACCTGCTCCTCTAAGTTCGCCAGCACTGTCAGTTGGAAGTTTTAGATTTTCATCATTTTCCTCACGCCATAATCTTTCGTTCTCAGCAATCTCTTCATCACTAAGTCCTAAGAAACGTTGTAAAGCAAAACGCTGACTCATATATGGAACTTGTTGTAATTGTGTAAATGTACCAATACGAGCATTATCAAGTTCTGATTGTCTATATGCTGCAAAGTTCTTTGGAGGTTGGAATTTTAAATCAAAAAGTGTAGTATCAATGTTTACACCTTTTTGTAAAATATATAATTTAAATTCTTGATCAAATGTTTCTTGTACTAAACTTTGTAATCTTTCGCAATATGTATTAAAGCGAAGTTCTTGAATATATGCTGTACCTACTCTACCGTCAGTATAATTAGACTGTCCGTCGTCTGCTGCTGTTGGTAGATAACTTGAAGGAATACGTAAACCGCGAACGAGTTTGTTAGTAAAATATTTTAAGTCATCAATTTCACCAAGGTTTGTACCGCCTGGCAGTGTTTCAACTTTTGATCCGCGTCCTTCAGCAGTTTGTGGGAAAAAGTAATCTTCGTTGATTGACAACGGGTTGTACGCTGAGTCTATAACATTCTGACCCCCGCCTGTCGCACTTGGGATTCTACGTTGATGAATTTCATTCTTTACTCTTTCCACAAAACTCATTGCCAAGTGTGATGGCATATTACCAACATCTACATAAAACACACGTCTTTCAGGCGCACGTTGTACACGATAGATAATAATAGCATCTTCAAGCAATTCTTTTTGTTTATATACTTTAAAGATTGATTCTAATAAACTGTTACCGAATGGATAGTTATTATCAAGTCCTTCTGATAATGATAAATGAACAACGTGCTCTGCGTCAATAGCAACTTCTTGAGCACCTGTTTCAAAACGAGAACTACTAGTGCTAGAGTTATTCGGAGTACCCGCTATCCCTCTAGCACCACCTTGGAAATATCCTTGGTGTCCAGAACTTGTAGTACCGCCCGGATCAGTATTGAGTGTTGTTGCTACAAGGTCTTGAAAGTTAATATTCAAGTCTTTAATAACATACTGCTCCGGCTTTTTGCCTTGTGACTCATTGACAATAATTTTCGTTACTTTAGCAGGATCTACATAAAACCATTTTTTAGTTTCTGGATCTCTAATAAAAAAGTTATCACCGTATTTGAATACATTACGTATAATACGGAAAATGCGTGTTTCAAACTTTTGTAGTTTGCTCCACTGCTGTAGGTACTGTTTAAGTATCGTGATTTCTGAGTTGGTTGCTTTTTCTTTAAAGTTTAAGCCAAAAGGTGTAGAATTGGAAGTATTTTTCTGCGTACAAAATTCAGCAAGAATATCTAGTGCGGCATTAACCTCACTGTCAGTATCCATAGTTTCATACTGACCGTATCGTTCAATACGATTAGGAGTACCAGTATATACATCTGGTAAGAAACTTGAATAATTTGCTCTCGCAGGTCCAGGTCTGCTACTAGCATTACCCATAGGACTATACGATCCGTCTTGCTCTCCTGTTACTACAGGTGTAAAATATTTTTTCCAACTCATAATATTACTTATACCAACTGTAAATCACCGCCGTTCTTTTTGATAGCGCGAACGACTTGTTCTAATAATTTGTTTGTTTGTGCCATTTGTTGATTCTGTCCATTAAACAACATTTCAAAATCAACTTCTTTACTTGCTCTATTCATAGAACTTGCTATCTTAGGAGCGTTTGCTTTCATGTTTTCAGCAATACTTTCCATTTCAGGCTGCATTTGAGATGCCATGCTTTCCATCTGCGGTCTCATTTTATCTGCCATTTGTTTAGCAGTAACAACTAAACTGTTAGCATTAGGAGTAATAAATTCAGGACCTTTTTCGCCGACTAAGTTTAACATATCACCAAATGCTGTTCCTCCCATAAAGTTGCCGTCTTTGTTAATATTAGCATTAAGTTTTGTTAATGTAATATTTAATTGAGAAATAACATCAATTAATTTTTGATTTAGTCCTGTAGTAGTTCGTTCTTGTTCAAAACCTGCTTGAGCAGTAGCGCCTAACTTCGCATGAGCCGAAGCTCTTGATTTTCCAATTATGCTAGATCCTGCTGTAAAGTTTGTATCTTCAGATAATAAAGCATCTCGTATTTTTGTTGAATGGTCTTTAACTCCGTCTCTTAATTTTAGTGCGGTTTCATTAATAGCATCTGGCAAGTCTTTTCCTAGCGAGTTAGCGGCTGTTCTAACAGAAGTTACCATTTCTGTTTTAAGAACACGACTAGTATTACTAATAGCATCAGTAGCAGCAGCGTATGTTGCTGTCATTGTATCTTGAGCTGCTGTTGTCTTACCATCTTTGCCATCAACACCTGCTTGCTTTTGTCTTATGAGACCTTTTTCTAATAACGAAGCAGTTGCTTCTTCGATAGAAACCTTTCTTTTATGAATATTTTCCATTTCGGCTTGTTCGGCTTTAATTCTATCGTTAGTGTCAGTAAAATTTCCAACCATGCCTTGTAAGCCTTGAATATATCCGCCACTAGTTCTATATGTTGCTACTCTAATTTTTTCTTGATCGTTTTGAGCTTTAGCTATCTCGATGATAAGTTTTTTCTGAGCTGCTGCGTATGCTTCTGTGTCACCTGCTTGTTGTGCTGCTCGCATTTCCTGAGCTGCGTCTGTAACGCCTTTACCGTAGAATGCTGCCGCTGCTGCACTTTCTTTAGTAGCAGAACCTTGTATTAAAATATCTTCAACAAGTGCTTGAGCTCCTTTATCCATACTACCTAACATAGCAGATGTTTTTGTAATAGCATCACCCATTTCGCCTGTTTGTGTTCTTAAGAATGCTTGTACTCGGCCGTCTCTACGTTTAGCATCCATCTCTTTCATTAACTGTTTTCTATTCTCACCAGTTAATTGACTCATTCTATCTAATTCTGTAGCAAACTTAAATGCGGCTTTATTTTGACTTGTTCCTGCTTTTAGATTTTGTAAGTAAGTTGTACGGTTAATGGCAGCAAAACCTATTAAAGACTCATTTATTTCATCAGTACTAAAACCAATTTGTCTAAGACCTTGTGAGAAGTTTCTCGAATCTTGACTAAATTCAGCAGACATTCTAGCAAATCTAACGGCTGCTTGACCGCTTTCACCTGCCAGTGTGCGAAGCATTGAGCTGTTATCTTTAGCAAATCTTCCAAAATCTTTTACACTTAATCCTGCTTCGGATGCTGCTTGAGCAACAACTGACATTCCGCCTTCAAATTGAAACCCTGACTGAGCTAAATCTTTAAATGATCCAGCGGTATCATCAATAAATTGTGCTACAAGGCCGCCGCCTTTAGAAAGTAGGCTGCCAAAAATTGGAACTTCTTTAGACAAGTCGCCAATAGCGTTAGCATAAGTAGTAATTCGTTCATCACCACTAATTGCTGCTGCTCCAAGGCTAGTTAGGCCTTTAGTTAAGCCAGGTAACACTCCGCCAGTAATGCCTTTTAGCATCTTGCCGTATTCGCCAGATGCCCTTCCTGCTTCGTAACTTTGTTTTTGAAAGTAAGCAAGCTCAGCTTTTATTTTATCAAGGTCCGCTTGAAGTTCTTCGGTTGTTTGTCCTGCCATTTTAATTAACTACCTAGATTATTCCACATAAATAATATTTGCATAATACTATTTACCTTAAAGGAGCAACCGTGTCAGACAGTATTCTTAATAAGCATAGAAGACAGCCAAAGATCTATGTGGATGTTCCATCAGAGTTTCGCTACTGCGACGAAAAAGCATATTCCGGCACGTCAAAAGAAGTTCCAGTCTACAGTATGACTGGCGCTAACGAAATAATGATGAAAAATCCAGAAGCGTTACTTAACGGAGAAGCAGTAAAAAATTTAATACAATCTTGTATTCCAAGCATTAACAATACAGGTTTGCTATCATCAATTGACGTTGAGTTTTTATTAATGGCTATTCGTATCGCAACATACGGAGAAACTTATAAAAAATCATCTACTTGTCCACATTGTGAAGAAGTAAACACTTATGATATTAATCTTAGCTCTTATATAGATAGTTACGCAACTAAAGAATGGGTAGATAATGTTACGGTAGACGACTTAACTTTTTATATTCGTCCACACAATTATGACAAATTTACACAACTTCAAAAATTAATTTTTCAAGCACAACGTACTATTGCTCAGTTAGCAACTATTGAAAATATAAGTGAAGATGAAAGACTTAAACTTGAGTCAGACGTTGTTAATACATTAGAAGATATTAACAAACAAAATATTATCGAACAAGTTTATATGATTAAAACTCCAGAAGGCGAAGAAACTAACGCTGAGATTGCTAGGAACTTTGTACTCGAAGAAGACAGAAAATATTTTCAAGCACTTAAAGAACTAACAGTAAAAAATACTAAAGTATGGGACGTTCCGGATCTTGAGTTAACCTGCGGAAGTTGCGGTAAAGAATATACTTCAATCTTTGCTATGGATGATTCAAATTTTTTCGCCGAATAATCGTAACAATGTCGGAGTCTGACTTACAAAAGTTACTCGACGAATACGAAGCAAGTCAAAAACAATTAAAAGATGATCTTTATAGGATACTTTGGTATATGCGTGGCGGTATTTCTTATGAAGAAATAATGTACGAGATTGATGTTGGCGATAGAGAAATCTTTAATAAAATTATCAAGTCTAATTGGGAACAAACAAATAAGAGCGGATTGCCTTTAATTTAATTAAAGTTAAGATCATCTATACTATAAGTATCTTTAGTTGTAGATTTTGAAGTTTCTGATTGCTCAAGTTCCTGTGCTTTTGCTTTAAGTTCTTCTTCACTTGCTTCTACAGGCTCTTGCTCAACTTCGCGGTTTATAACATTGTTAGTATATTTTTGAAATTGAGTACTTGACGTATATCCTTCTGTTAAGATAGATACATCATTTGTAATTATTGATCCAAAGATATCAACAATACCTCTTGTAAAACCTAATAAGTATTTTTTGCCCCATTCACTACTAAGCAAAATCCACAGTCCTACTTCAGATATTACAGTTATTCCTACTGCTACAGCAATACCAGCAGGACCTCCTAAAGCCAATGGTCCTCTAATCAATGTTAATAATGATCGTAGTATAGCTCTTAACGCTGCTCCTGCAGCAACTGCTCCTACCCACCAGGCAGCAATATCTCTAACCAATGACGGCCATTGTTGTCTTGTGTAGCGAATAACTGCTTGAGTAATATCTTCATCATCATCAATTGCTTGGTCAATAGTCTGTTGTAACCCATCATAATAGTTTTCAAAAGCAACAACTATAGCAGTAAAAATTCCAAGACCTCTAATAGTTCTCATCATTTTACCGTTTTGTAAAAAACGAACAAGTTTTCTATAATACTTTCTTTGCGCTGCTTTGTATGTTTTTGTATATTTGGCACGAACACTATTTGTATGCTTTTGAGCAACTTTTTTAAGATTGTCTACACTTTCGTCCGTTAAATCACCTTTAAATAATTTTGATTTACTTACACCTATTTTTTCTGCTTCAGCGTTGCTGCGTACTAATGCTCCTTCACGACTTTTCTTATTATAGTCTAACCCAGTAACTGGCTTATCAAAATCAATTCTTCCGCCTTGCTGTCCTGATTTAGCAAATTCTGCTGCAGCTTTTTTTGTTGTAAAGAATTTTACATCATCTGGGTCGTTAGTTAAATTAAGTTTAACCATATAAACTTTTTGTTTAAAAGGTTTTTTAGTTTCTCTATCTATAAATTCAAAGGTGCCCGCAGATTCTACCTTTGGGTAGTGCCTTACATTTTTATTATATGCCATACCGTCTACAATATGAGCATCAACGGCATTTATTGAACTATCTCCATTCTTCAACTTTTGTAAACGAGAACTATGCCATCCAGGAATAAAGCCACCTACTTGTACCTGTTCGATACCTGCTTCAGTTAAAGGGGTTTGAGAAATGATTTCATGTACTTGCATTTAAAATATCCAGAATGATTCTTTGCTGTATTATGTATTTATTTATTAATGTTTCGTTCCACGAAACAAGTTTTCGCTAACGCTCAAACTAAACACTTCGTTTTTGTATGATAGAAATAAATTATATAAAGAAGAAAAAACGCATTACAAAGTAATGCGTCTTAAGTTTCATGTAGATTGTTTCAGTCAGACGGAACCTGTTACGGTTCCATCTAATCTCAAAGTTTGCGCTTCATGTGAGTTCGCCACCAGCCGAGACTTGGAAGTAGGTGTTTTCTGCTACACAATGGGCTCTGACCTTTCCCAACCTACGTCGACATCTAATGCGCAGATATTTGCGCATTATCCTATATTTTTATAGTTAATGTGCTAATATTTGCGCATTATACCTCCCGCTTCGTTCCTAGTGCTAAGGAGTTTTTATGTGTAATGTGCAGTTTTTCGACAGCCAACAATCTATCTATATCAACCAGTAGCCCAATTTGTTTGATGGCTTCCACACTCTGGTGTGTCGATCAATATGTTACGTGTGCTCCGGTCAAGGATGCTTTTTCCACAGCGGTATTTTCAAACTGGCCCGCTAACCTTATGTGTTGGATTGTTTTGCCTGTATGCTATGTTCTAGCAATGCCTTCTTCAATTTGTCGCTACCGCCAACTCTTACGTTAATAATACCGTTATAATAATCATCTGTTTCTAATACACGGCGGTCAAATTGTTCTCTTGCCTCTATATAGGACATCTCTGCCCTGCTTTTACATAGGAATAGTATTTCTCTTGTGAAGTTTTCTGGGCCTAGTGCTTTGACATCTGCGTTAAGTCGATCTGATGAACCCCAATAGTCCTTCCAATCGCTTTCTTTATAGCCTCTACGTTTATTCTTTTTGCCTTTGAGAGGTGGCTTTGTAGTTTTAAACTTTGCTAGTTTCTTGCCTATATATTTTTGCCCAGTGGTAAGATTGGTGATAAGGTAAACAAAGCCTTCATACTCGTCTGGTATTGTGTCAACTGCTTTCCCTTCATAAGTCCACTGCATGAACTTACTTACCTGTGCCTAAAGTGTTTTGCCTATTTTCTGGTTTTACGTGTTGTTGTATGCTTTATGTGTATTTCATCCATACGCTCTTTAGCAAGGGTGCGAATTTCTCGCAACCATTTTCTTGCTTCTCGATGTGTGCGTACAGAGTTTCTATCTTCAAACTTTTCGTTTGCTTTGAAATACTCCATGTATGCCTTTGTTAACTGATCGTGAATGTCATCTTCTATCATTATTCTAATACTTCAACATCATTCTCATAACTTGTGAAGCCGTTTTCTTTTACAACTTTAAGAATGGTGTTGACTCTGCCTACTAATTCGTCTTTGTGTGATATTAGGAAAATGTTTTTATCACGTTCACGTGCGATCTTCTTCAATACACTTAAAGATCCTTCAACGCCTGCTGTGTCCATACCGCTATCGATTAACTCGTCAATGAATAACAAGTTAATGTTTTGATATAAACTTTCCCAAACGTCGCGGAACGCAAAACTTAATCCTAGTATTAGCCTGTTACGCTCGCCTCTTGACAAGTTATCAAAGTCTAAGTCTTGTCCTAGTTGTGTAATTTCTACATTCAAGTCATTTTGGAAAACAACTTGATGCGGTAAGCCTAATCTGTCAAGGTAATGTGTTAGCCTATTGTTTAAGTATGCTAGGTTTTGCTCAATAATCTTTTTGCGAATGAAACTATCCTTGTTTGTGAGCAGTTTTAATAAAAATTCTTGATGTTCTTTTAAATTTGTTAGTTCGTTTACAGGGTTCCAATTAATTTCTTGTAGTGCTTCTTTTTCTAAATCGTCAATTTGTGCCTGATACGGATCTTCTTCTGCCTCTTTACTTATCACAGCCTGCTTTAAGTTATCTACGTTGTTTCTATGATCGTATGCTTCTTTAGCAGTATCATAAAAAGTATTAGGAGGTGTTTCTAAGTCTCCAATAGTTTCTAAACCTTTTAATACTTCTGCTAGTTTACTGTTTACGTCTGTTTGATAAGCAATTGACTCTTCTAATTCTGTTGCCTTTGCTGCTAAAATCTCTTCTTTTTTATCTGCGTGTAGTGCTTGTCCGCAAGTATAACACATAGCATCTTCAAGATCTAAGACATCTTTTTCAATCTTTTTAACACGCTTATCGGCTTGTAGTAGTGCTGAGTCTAGTGTGCTTTTTTCTTTATTAAGAGCCGTTTTTGCTGTGTTCATTTCAGTCCAACTTGCTAGTTTTTCGTGTGCTTCTAGTTCAACGTCAATGTCTAAATGTTCTAATTGATCCAAACCTTGCTGTAAACGTGCGACATCTTGTTGCTTTTTAGTATTCCACGCACTTTGCTTAGTACGTAAACTACGAATAGTTTCTTCAATGTGTGCGTTAGCACTTTGAACTGCTTCGATTTTAAGAGTTTCTTGCGTAATACTTTCTTTAGTATTACGAATTTCTTCTTTAAGTGCTTCTGCTTTTTCAGATAGGATAGTGATGCCGAGCAACTGCTCGATAATAGCACGTTGGTCGTTAGTTCGCATCGCAAGGAACGGCTCGGAATACGTATTAAGAGCAACAATATGTTTAAACATATCGTGCGACATACCTAGTAAGTCATTAATCGCTTCCTGAGTCTTACGTGAGTCGCCTTGTGATTCATCCTCGGCATCTTGTTCTTGATTGTTAATATAGAACTTTAAGAAAGTAGGCGAGCGTCCTCTTTCAATTCTATATTCAATACCATCTTTTTCAAAATCTAAACTAACAACCATTCCTTTAGAATTAGTTTTGTTAATTAGATTATTTCTTTTAATATTTGTTAATGCTACACCGTATAACGCATACGACAACGCATTAATAATTGTTGTTTTACCTGTACCATTACGTGAACCTGCGTCATCGCCGCCTTGGTCTAAGTTTTCTCCTAGCACCAATGTTAGTTTTTCTTTTGCGAAATCTACTGCTTGGGTTTGGTTACCCACGCTCATAAAATTCTTAACGGTTAAATCCTTTACTTTAATCATATTATAGCTCGTCGTAGATGTCTAGTAACATCTTCTTGTTAAAGTTGTCGCTTTCAATAGCAGATATTTCTTTAGATACAATTTCATCTACACTTTCAAATGTAGTAATATCTAAGTCTGTTGTAATTTCTTCAATTTGTTTTTGTGGAATAAGTGTAATTTCTCTACAACCAAATTGACTAATATATGTTTCCTTAATAAATTGCGCTTCTTCGTAACTGATAGGAACGTCAATAGTAACACGCAGATACATTTTAGGTTTAATAATATCGTTATCAGGATCTAGTAACTTACTAAGTGTAGTTGTACGATACTTAGGACAGTTCCACCAGTTGATGTACTCGGGCTCTTTGCCGTTTTCTTTGTCGAGTATCATCATCCCACGTTCATCATCCCACGCATCTGCGTAGTTGTGCGGAAAAGCATTACCAATGTAATGTATCTTACCTTGGACTTGACGTTTATGGAAGTGTCCACTAAACACATAGTCTTGATGTTTAAAATGATCAGGTTTTAGATCGCCGTGATCAGGCATCTGTACCATTGCGTTCATATAGAAATGCGGAAGTTCAAAGTGACCAAACATATACTTAGATTTGATTTTACTAATTTTCTTCCATTCGTCACCTACTAGCCAAGGTACTAGTGCTACATCGTCTTGTTCGATAATTTCGTTTACAATAGTTACACCTGGAATGTGTTTACCAAACTCAGTAGAATACACATCACGTTTATCTTTGTAATACAAATCGTGATTACCTGGAAAGTAAAAGAATTGATCAAATGCTTTACCTAGTTTTTCTAAACTACGTAAAGTTGCTTGCATTGTAGTTACATTTAAACTGTTACGGTTATGATGCCAGTCACCGCAGAAGATTGCTGTTTCACAACCATTCTCTTTGGCTTGCTCAATAAACCAATCTACAAATTCTTCACAATCTTCGTTATGTACTTTACTGTTGCCTTTTAGACCAAAGTGAATGTCTGTAAAGACCGCTGCTTTTTTAAACAAAATGTATCTCCATTATTATACTAGTATAATACACTAATTTTTATAGAAAGTCAATCAACTTTTAGACTTTTTGGTAGGATCAAGTCCTTCTCGACGCATTGCTGCTTCCCATTCTGCGTTTCCTGTTCTAGTAAATGAAGGATTCATATCATTCATTTCTAATATATCGTCACGAATGTTTTGATTGCGTTTCTCAATATTAATAACTCGCACAAATGAATTAGTAACAGCAGCCGTATAATAAGCAAATGGGTTGTTTGATTTGCTTTCGTCAAACTGTAAACCAATTTGAGCAAGTTGTAGTATTGCTTGCCCCTTCATTTCGTCATTATAGGTATAACCGCGAACGTTTCCTCTAGTAGCATAACGATCAACTAGTTTTAACCACATAAGAGCAAGTTTATTAGTTGCTGTACCTTTCTTTAAAACAAAGTGTCCATTCTCCATACCACCTTCCCAGTGGCTTTTACCTACACATATAAGTTCATCTTCGTCGTTAAACTTGTAATGTTGGAATGGAGGAAAGTTAAGTTTAACTTTGGTATCTGCTACAGTTTTAGGAGTTTTCTTTCTGCCTGGTTCATCCGGTATGTGATCAAACGTCATAACACGAAAAATTACATCAGTTTTTTTAATTTTTTTGTAATCGTATTCGCATTCTGCTTGTTTTACACGTTCTCCTGCTAGTTTACGGCGCTCGTATTCTGCTGTACTAAAACGTTTTGCTCTTGCTCGCTTTGCTTCGGCAATAGTTCTAATGTTAATTTTTTCAATATTGTCTACGATAATATCGTATTGTGTATATTCAGGGTCTGTAAAACTAGAGTAACTTACTTTGCTTTTGTGTATTTCTGCTAGTAAGTCCTTATTGTTTAGGTAATTTTGTTTTCTCATCTTCCCTCCAAATAAATTATATTATGCATTATAATATACTCTGATAACTTTGTCAACTAAATAATACTATAAAAGGAGCCATTGTATGTCGTTCAAAAAAACACTAAGTTCAGTACAGAGTACAGCAAGTACAGTTTCAAAAGGTCTACGACTAGGAAACCAACTTGCGGCTGACGTTAAATCAGGAAACGTAGGACGTATTCTTAGAACAGGATCAAAATTAGTAGGGCTATTTAATGGCAGTGATAGCGGTAGTGCAACAGCATCGTTTCCAAGTTTAGGAGGAGATTGGCGTTGTAGACTTTCAATGCCTTCGCATCCTTTATATTCGTCTAGTCCTGTACTAAGTCCTATAAGACAAAGTAACGGACTTGTTTGGCCATATACTCCAACAGTGTCAATCATACATTCTGCTCAATATAATCCTATATCACATACACATACAAACTATCCATTCCAGGCATACAGAAACAGTACAGTTGATCAAATCAACGTTAACGGTCAGTTTTTTGTCGAAACTGAAGAAGAAGGCAAGTATTGGATTGCTATGTTACACTTCTTACGTAGTGTTACTAAAATGGCGTATGGTAATAATAATGGTGACATACAAGGTTCTCCGCCACCAGTGATGCGTTTCAGCGGTTATGGTGACTATGTATTTAACAATGTACCGGTTGTCGTCCAGCAATTTACGATTGACTTATCACCAGACACTGATTACATTAGTGTTAATGTTGACAGCGGAGCAGGAAATGCGTTTAAAGAAATAACTTCTGCTATTAGGTCGATAGCCGGAGGCAGTATTCCTAGTTTTGGCGGCGGCGGTGGTGGCCAAGTACACGTTCCTATCTCAAGTTTAGTTAACGTTACATTAGTACCTGCGTACAGCAGAAGAGAACAAGCCAAATTTAGTTTGAAAGATTTTGTTAATGGTGGTCTTGTTAAAGGTGGAGGCTACATTTAATGGCAGTAGAATATAAAGATTCAAGTCCTTGGGGAAGAACACCTTTCAATACTGACGGACACTTAGGCATTTTTAAAATTCGCCCAGTGCCGGCAGAAGATGATGATTTCTTATATGAAATTGAACCTCAGTACATTTATAGACCAGATTTGTTGTCATACGACATTTACGGTACCCCAAAATTATGGTGGGTATTTCAGCAACGTAATATGGATACACTTCAAGATCCTGTTTTTGATTTTACGCCAGGAGTAAAGATTTATTTGCCAAAAAAAGATAATTTACTGCAAGTATTAGGAGTATAATCTATGGCAAGACCAACGGTTGACACACTATTACATGGAATCAACAAAGTAGAGAACAGTTTATCTGATCTAAAGTCTGTTGGCTCTGTTAGTAATGCTGTTGAAACAGTTAAAAATGTTGCTAACCTTGCTAATAATATTAAAGCATCTACTGAGGCACTAGTTACAGATGCTAAGTCTTTGCTTAACGGAAGTCTTACTGGTAAAGGTGCTCTAGTAAACTTTTTAAACGGCACTAATATTTTTTCAAGTGTTAGACCTAATGTGTTACATCAGTTTAGAACATACAACTATATTTTTACGTTAAGTTGTTTAACTAAAGAAGAATTAAATGATCCGCTCGGATCGTATCGTTCTAACCCTCCTAAAATTGTTGTTTGTCGTAGCGGCGGCGGCACAGCAAACAAAGTAAAAACAGTATACGAAGGTAAAGGGCATGTTGAGTACTTTATTGACAATGTAGAATTAACAAATACAATGCAAAATACTAGGGGTGTTGGTTCAACATCTGCGCATAGTATTTTCTTTGACGTTACTGAACCATATAGTATGGGATTGTTTTTACAAACACTACATCTTGCTGCTCAACAAGCAGGATATACAAATTATCTTGAAGCACCATTTTTATTAAGTATTGAATTTGTTGGTAATGTTGATGACGGGTCGATGCGTAGTATACCAGAATGCAAAAGGTATATTCCAATTAGACTTTACGAAGCAAAAATGAATGTAACAGAAGCAGGCACACGTTATGCTGTGCGAGCAAACCCTTACAATCATATAGCAACAACAGACCAAGTTAACAAAGCTAATCAGTCAATATCCTTTTCAGGAGAAACTGTACACGATGTTTTACAAAAAGGTGAAAACAGTTTACAAATTGCCTTAAACAAAAGATTTAGAACACAACGAGAACAGCAGCCTAATCTTGTAGTTGATGAAATTTTTATTGTACTACCAAAAGACCTTGCTGCTTCATCGCTAACCGGTAGTAAGTCGCCTGGCGACTCAGAAAAAACAGGTGATATTGATGCGGCAAAAGCCAGTCCTGGTGAATTATTAAGTACATTAAAAAATGCCGCGAGTGTTGTTGACAATGCGGTAGGACAAGTTTCACAAAATTTATCTGCTTGGAGTACACAGGCACCAGCATTAGGATCGATTTTTAACGACTTAGGAAGTATTACAGATATTTCAGCAGCAGCAATCGATACAGTTAGTGCTATACAAGATTTAGCAAGTGATAAAAAGTCAGTTCTTAGTAAAGCAATTGGAAAAATATCTGGAGCACCGGCACCTAAATCATTAGGCGAAGCAAAAAAGAAAAAAGCAGAAGCAACAGACGATATTAAAGAAAGACAATCTGGTGCTAGTGATTTCTTAATTGGCGGTGTAAAGACAACACGTGAAGGCGAGTTTGGTAATCTTGTACAAGAAGATAGCACAGTAAATGCTATTGGTTTGGCCAAAATGGGATTTGACGTAACAAGTGCTGGCGCAGGCCCTTCACCTAAAGCAAACGAAGTGTACGATAAAGAAACTAAGACTATGAGCCGCGCCCAAGTTAGCATTGACCCTGGTAAACGAGAATTTAAGTTTCCAGCAGGATCAAAAATAACTGATATGATTGAAGAAGTTATAATAAACTCTGAATGGGGCAAAAAGTTTTTAGAACGTAAAGACGACAAAGGAATGATTGATTGGTTCTCAATAGATCCACAAGTGTTTATCAACCCAGGCAAGAATGATGCTGATCAAGGTCAAATGGGTAAAGTTTATGTATATCGTGTTATACCAGCAAAAGTACACTCAAGCATATTTAAAAAGCCAGGAGCAAAAGGCTTTGGATATAATAAGATTGCTCCGTTAGTAAGAAAAAAATACGATTACATCTATACAGGTTTAAACAATGACATATTAGACTTTAACATTGAATATAACTTGGCATTTGTTAATGCTGTTCCTTCAGATATGGGTAATAATAGTGACGCTCCGTCTTCTATGAAAACAGTAGAAGATAAAGACGCAGTAGAATTATCCAAAGGGGAAGTATCAAACGATCCGCAACAAGCAGTTCCTTCTGTACCAGAACACAAATTAAATGTTAAACAAGGCGGTGTAGCAGGCAACGAAACAACAGAAGTTAGAATTTCACGTTCATTCCAAAATGCTCTTGTAAACAGTACTGCTGACTTAGTAGAAGTAGATTTAAGAATTGTAGGTGACCCTTATTTTATAAGTGATAGCGGAATGGGCAATTATACTGCTGACTTAGGACCTGTTTCTACAGAGACAGCAGATGGCGCTGCTGATTATCAAAGAACTGAAATTGACATAATGCTTAATTTTAGAACGCCTTTAGATATTGGCGGCAAAGGCGGCTATTATGAAATGTTAGAAGATACTGTTCCTATTTCACCATTTAGTGGATTATACAAAGTAGTCGAAGTTAAGCATACATTTTCAGAAGGCGAGTTTAATCAAGAGTTACATTTAGTTAGAAGACTTGACCAAGACAAGGATCTTAGTAAGGCTGCTACTAAAAATAATGATTTGGTTACTAAGACACAAAAACCAAACGAAGATGTTGTTCCTACAACTAACGAAGCATCGCAAGGCAAGCCTAAAACATCATCAAAGCCTACAGTTACTTCGGGAACTGATACATCTAGTAGTATTTTTGGCGATGATCTAGGAGGAGCATAATAAGTGGCAGAAATTAGACGTAGTCCATATCAAGCAAGTTTTCCAAAAGACGCAGGTCCTTATAGAGCAACTGTGATTAAACATCTTGATGGCGGCTATATGGGACGCTTAAGAGTTAGTTTACGTAAAACTACAGAAGCAGGTGATCCTTTAGGTAATGAAGAAGCAGCATACGATGTTGCTTATCTAAGTCCTTTCTACGGAACAACAGGTGGCAAGCAATACTTGTCAAAAAATAAAGATTACAACAGCACACAAAAAGCATATGGCTTTTGGATGGTACCACCTGATGTTGGCACAGATGTTCTTGTAATTTTTACAGAAGGTGTTAAAAAAGAAGGTTTTTGGATTGGTTGTATTCAGTCTGAATATATTAACATGACAGTACCAGGCGTTGCTCCAGCAACTGACACTCGTTGGAAAGAAAATGAGCCCGGCGATATTACAGGTAAGCGTTTGCCATCAGGTGAAATTAACACACTGTTAGAAGATAATAAACCTAACTCAGATCCAACAAAAATTAAACGTCCTTATCATCCACATCAAACAGCATTTTTAAAAGAACAAGGGTTGCTAGATGACTGGGTACGTGGCACAACAACTTCTAGTGCTAGACGTGATATGCCAAGTATGGTATTTGGTATTTCAACTCCGGGTCCTATTGATAAATCAGACGGTGCTCCCAAAGGTAGATATGGATCAAATACAGACGCAGTTTTAAAACCAGTTAGTAGATTAGGTGGTACTAGTTTTGTAATGGATGACGGTGACGAAACACTTGTAAGAAAAGCACCAGCAAGTGAAGCACCGCCAGAATACGATGTAAAAAGTGATTATAATTTACCTCACAACGAACTTGTAAGAATACGTACTAGAACAGGCCATCAGATATTATTACACAATACAGAAGATTTGATTTATATTGGTAATGCTAGAGGCACTACTTGGGTTGAACTAACATCTAACGGTAAGATAGACATTTATGCTAAAGACAGCATTAGTATGCATACAGAAAACGATTTAAACATTACTGCTGGCAGAGATATTAATCTAAAAGCAGGCGGAAATGTAAACACAAATGCTGGCGCAAGTATACTAGAAACATCAGTAGGAACTAACGAAACTAAAGCAGGTGGAAATATTGTTGAAACTGCTCCTAATATTCATATGAATGGACCAGAAGCAACTGAAGCACCGCAACCGCACAGAGTACCGCAACACGAACCGTGGAGCGGGCACGAAAACTTAAACCCAGCAGGACATACTCCTGATAAAACACAAGGAACTACTACACCAAAACCAGAAGAAGGAGAGTTACCAATTATCCCAGACACGTTTAGAAAGGGTGTATAAAACAAGGTAAATATTGTTATGGCTAAGAGACTTTACAAAGACGTTGTTGTCAAATCAAATAAAGTACAAGAAGACCCTGTAGTTAGCAAAGCATACAGGGGGTTATCTACTGTCGGCAGACGTTCAGGTGAAACAACAGTCTACGACTTGGCCTTAATTAAACAAGATTTGCTAAACAACTTTCATATCCGTCAAGGCGAAAAATTAGAAAATCCAGAATTTGGAACAATTATTTGGGACGTTTTGTTTGAACCTTTAACAGACGAAGTAAAGGAAGTTATAGCAGAAAATGTTACTGAGATTATTAACTATGATCCAAGAATACAGGTAGAAAGTGTAGTCGTTGACGAATACGAATCAGGCATTATTATTGAGTGCGAATTAAAATACTTGCCATACAACATTGTAGAGCAGTTAGTTTTTAGATTCGACGAAGATAACGGATTACTGAATTAACTACGCACTTTTCTCAATCAAATAAATACTATTAAGAAAATGGCAAGGTACCAATAATATGTCAACTACGAACAGACAAAACAGATTATTAGTTGCTGAAGATTGGAAGAGAATCTATCAGAGCTACCAAAACGCAGACTTTAAGTCATACGACTTCGACAATTTAAGAAGGGCGATGATTAACTATTTGCGTCAAAACTATCCAGAAGATTTTAACGATTACATTGAAAGTTCAGAATACCTTGCTCTTATTGATCTTATTGCTTTCTTAGGTCAAAACATTTCTTTCCGTGTTGACTTAAACGCTCGTGAAAACTTTTTAGAATTAGCAGAACGTAGAGATTCAGTACTACGTATTGCTCGTATGTTGTCATACAATCCTAAGCGTAATAAAGCAGCAAACGGATTGCTACGTTTAGAAACTGTACAAACTACAGAAACTGTATATGATAGTAATGGCACAAATTTAAGTAATGTTACAGTAGAATGGAACGATAGTTCAAACCCAGACTGGTACGAGCAGTTTACTAAAGTTCTTAATGCTGCCTTTACAAAGCGTAATCAAATTGGTTCGCCAATACAACAAGAAAATATTAACAATGTTGCTACAAGTGTTTATAAAGTAAATGCTAATTCAAACAGTGTGCCTAACTATAGTTTTTCTAAAAACGTAGACGGTAAAAACTTAGCATTTGAGGTTGTAAGTTCAAGAATTACAGACGGAGAAATTTTTGAAGAAACTCCGTTGCCAGGAAACAATCTAAGTATTCTTTACAGAGACGACGGCGCAGGCGCAGGAAGTGCTAATACAGGATTCTTTGTACACTTCCGCCAAGGCACATTACAAACAGCAGATTTTTCAATTACTAATCCAAGTAATAACCAAGTAGTTGCTCTTGATGTTGAAAACATTAACAACGATGATTTATGGTTATATCAACTTGATTCAAATGGCAGCGAACAAAGTCTATGGACTAAGGTAGATGCTATTGAAGGTAATAATGTTGTTTACAACTCAATTAACAAAAATATTAGAAACATTTACTTTCCACAAACAAGAGTTGGTGATAGAGTAAACTTAGTATTCAGTGACGGCGTGTTCGGTAACTTGCCTAAAGGCAATTTTAGAAGTTACTACAGAACTTCTACAAATGCTTCATATACTATTGCTCCTAAAAACATACAAAATGTAAGTGTACAAATTCAGTATGTAAGTGGAATTGGTAAAATTGAAACAGTAACACTAAACTTATCGTTAACTACTACAATTAATAACAGTTCAGTATCTGAAGATAACGAAACTATTAAAACAAATGCTCCAGCGTTATATTACACACAGGGTAGAATGATTACTGCTGAAGATTATAACGTTGCTCCATTAGCATCAAGTCAAGATATTATTAAAGTAAAAAGTGTAAACAGAACAACAAGTGGTTTTTCAAGATACTTTGATTTAATTGATGCTACAGGAAAATATTCTAACACTAATATTTTTGCTACAGACGGTGTTGTATACAGAGAAGAATTTAATGAAAAGATTAATTTTAGTTTTACTAATAGAACAGAAGTAGAAGATGTAGTATATAATCAAATTGTTCCTATTATTCGTAACAAGAAAACTAGAAACTATTTTTATAAAAACTTCCCACAAGTTGATATGTCAACATACGATTCAAAGTTTATTAACATAACTGCTGAAACAAACTTGTGTACAGGTTATTTCCAAGATATTAACTTTGGATCACCATTTGATGTAGGTCCAATATATGCTACTGGTAACTTTAAATATATTCAACCAGGCGCAATGTGTAAATTTATTGCTCCGGAAGGGTATCACTTTATGTTAGATCGCAATAACGAACTAATGGCAGGTGAGCCAAATCATCCAGAAGCATCAACATACAAATGGGTTAAAGTTATTAGCGTTGTCGGAGACGGTAAAGGTAATCTTGAAGGTGTTGATTATACAGGCGTTGTTGATAATGAAGGTACTATTAAGTTTAACGACAATATTCCAACAGGCGCAAAAATTGAAAAGATTGTACCTAAGTTTTCACAAGGGTTATTAGATGAAGTTTCTACAAGAGTAGTTGACTTAATCTTTGCTTATAAAAACTTTGGTTTAAGATACGATCAAAATTCTGCTACTTGGAAAATTATTTTAGAAGATAACTTAAACACAGTTAACGAATTTAGTTTAGGTAAAGCAGGCGACAACACAAATCAAAACTTAGATTCTAGTTGGTTAATACTTTTTGAAAACAACGGCGAAGTATACACTGTAACTTATAGAAATTTACGTTACATTTTTGAAAGTAAAAAACAAGTACGCTTCTTCTACGACAGTTCAGATAAGGTATATGACAGTTCAACAGGAAAAGTAGTTAAAGATCAAATTAAAGTTTTAAACATTAACAACAAGCCGGATCAAACAATTCCATTTACTACAGATTATGCTTGGGAAATTATTGCTGAATATAAAGAACCTACGGGTTATATTGATACTAAAAAGATTGAAGTAACTTTTGCTGACTCTGACGATGACGGCGTAGTAGACGATCCAGATATCTTTAAACAACTTGTAGCACCAGATACTAATATTATAGAAAAATATATTGTTCAACGTTTAGCAAATAACTTAGATAATGTTGAAGAATGGGGATATGTTGATTTTAGTATAGATAATATTTTAACAACTAAGCCAAATACTACTGACGGATTGCCTGAAGGTACTGTAACGGGCGATTTGTTTTATATTATAGATACTAATACATTTGAAACTATTAATATGTCTAACGGAAAGTGGTCCATCAACAATAGTTATAGAGCGTTTGTTGGTAGAGATGACATGAAGTTCCAATATATTCACTCTGCTGATTATAATCAAAGAATTGACCCAAGTGCTAGTAACATTATTGATGTTTATATGTTAACAAGAAACTACGATACAGAGTTTACTAAATGGATTAAAGGTATTAGAACAACCAAACCTTTACCTCCTAGCACAAACCAAATGTATTTTGACTACGGAAAACAACTAGATAGTATTAAAAGTTTAAGTGATGAAATTGTTTATCATCCTGTAAGTTACAAAGTATTATTTGGTAGTAAAGCAGATTCAGAGTTACAAGCAAAAGTTAAGATTGTAAAAAACAAAGAAGTTGTTATTAGTGACAATGACATTAAGACTAGAGTTATTACTGCTATTGACGAGTTTTTTGATATAGAAAACTGGGACTTTGGCGACACTTTTTATTGGAGTGAACTAAGTGCTTATATTACATACAACTTAGCACCTGATATTGTTAGTATTGTTATTGTACCAGAAGATGCTAATTCGTCATTTGGATCGTTATTCCAAATTAATAGCGAAGGTAACGAAATCTTTAAGAGTGGCGCAACAGTTAATGATGTTGAAATCATTGACGAATTAACTGCTACAAAACTAAAAGCACAAGGTTACATTACATATAATTCAAGTGACCTTACTACAATTACTACAGCAGATTTTAACGGAGGAAGTAGTCAATAATGGCTGATCAAGAAGAAATCAATTTGCCAGGTGGCGGCGAATCTAAAAAGACTTCAGCGGACTTACTGCCTAAGTATTTTAGAACTAACACAAACAAGAAGTTTCTATCAGCAACACTAGATCCTTTAATTCAGGACGGTGTTATTGAAAAACTTAACGGCTTTGTTGGACGTAAAACAAGTAAGGCACATACAGCAACAGATAGTTATATTCCAGACGTAACAAAAGAGCGTCAAGATTATCAACTTGAACCAGCAACAGTTGTAAAAGATTACAATGACAATGTGTTATTCTACAAAGATTATAATGATTATATTAACCAAATTGGAGTGTTTGGCGGCAACACAGCAAACCATAGTCGCTTAAATGCTCAAGAATATTATTCATGGGATCCAAGAGTTGATTGGGACAAACTAGTAAACTATCGTGAGTATTACTGGTTATCCGCAGGCCCCGTCGCAATTGACATTGCTGGACAAGAAAAAGGTATTACATCAACATATACTGTTGACTTAGTTGACGATGCCGGAGATCTTGCTTACGTTTTAAATCCTGATGGATTAACTCGTAACCCTACAATTAAGTTGTACAGAGGGCAAACTTATAAGTTTGAAGTAACTTCGGTTGACAACCCGTTTTTCATTAAAACTAGAAGAACAAAAAATGGTGCTATCTACGAAGAAGGTGTAGAAAATAATGGTATTGAAGAAGGTGTAGTAACACTTACTATTACACAAAATACTCCAGATATACTTTATTATATGAGTGACACTGACTTGGCACTTAGTGGTGTAATTCAAGTTATGTCTATTGAAGAAAATACTGAAATAGATGTTGAAAGTGAAATTGTAGGTAAAAAGTCATATCAACTTAAAAGCGGCGATTACCTTTCAAATGGAATGAAGATAAACTTTTTAGGCGATGTTAGTCCTGAAAAGTATGCTAGTGGTAACTGGTATGTTGAAGGTGTAGGAAAAAGTATTACACTTGTAAGCGAACAAGATTTAGAAGTACCGTATAAAAGTCAAATACTAGAAGAACTACAGTTTGACACAACAGCATTTGACTCATCACCATTTGACCAATTATCAGAAAAAGACAAAGATTATATCACTATTAATCGTGCTGCTCTTGACGGTAACCAATGGAGTAGAGCAAACAGATGGTTCCATAAAGATGTAATTGAAACTAGTTATAGAATTTCTGGCATTACATCAGTACTAGATCAAACTACTAGAGCTAACAGACCTATTGTTGAATTTATTCCTGGAATTAAATTACTTAATAACGGTTTCCGTAAAATTTCTGATGTAGACTTAGTTGATACATTTACAACTAATATTATGGCAGAAATTGAAGGTAGTATTGGTTACTTTGTTGACAATGTAGAATTACTTAGTGGTATGCGTGTAATCTTTACAGAAGATACTGATTCGCTAGTTAAGGGAAAAATTTACGAAGTTAAATCTATTAGATTTGACAATGAAAAAATTATTAGTTTAATAGAAGTTGACACAGCACAAGAAGGCGATACTGTTGTTGTAAAAAGCGGAAAAGACAACACAGGAACACAGTTTTACTTTAACGGAACTACATGGACTAAAGCGCAACAAAAACTAGGAACAAACCAGACACCTCTTTTTGAACTATTTGACAAAGACGGTGTAAGTCTTACAGATACAACAAAATACGGAGCAACAGAATTTGCTGGTAACAAAGTATTTTCGTATAAAGAAGGCACTGGAGCCAACGACACAGTTTTAGGTTTTCCTTTAACATATCTAAACATAAACAACATTGGTGATATTGTATTTGAATGTGACCTTATTGTTAAATCTTACAATTATGTTACTAACGAGCAAAAGTTTACCATAGATGCTGAAGATACTTTTATTCACGTATATAATAAATTCTTTGAATGGAGTCCGCATAGTGCGTGGGAAAAAGCAATATCTAAATCAAAGCAATTAGTTGTAAAAAACTATGTTGCTGATTTAATAAGAAACGATTTTGAAATTGACGTTTACAATCGTGCTGGTGATTTAACAGACGTAAAAACTTATGTTTACGTAAACGACATACTACAAGTTATAGACGAAGATTATACTCTTTATACTAATAACTCTCGTTTGTTTATACGTTTTACAAACGATCTACAAGACAACGATACAATTATTGTAAAAACAGAAAGTTCAGCAAGTAAAAATAATAATGGATATTATGAGTTTCCGTTAAACATGCAGAACAATCCTTCTAACGAAAATCCTGATAAAATTACACTAGGTCAATTAACTAACCATGTAGAGTCAATTACAACATTCCATCCGGACTTAATTGGTACGTTCCCAGGCAGATCAAATTTAAGAGATTTGCCTAAGCAAAGTGCTTATGGTACAAGATATGTAAAACACTCTGGACCGTTAAATATTGGATTATACCACATTACTGACAAAGCCACAAACATTGTTAAAGCAATAGACTTTGCGTCAAGAGAATACACTAAGTTTAAGAAAACATTTATTGATTTAGTGTCAACTGCTGAACTTGAAGATGATGTTGCTCAAGATGTAGATAATATCTTACAAGCAATGATGGAAGATAAGAAAACTTCTGATCCATTTTATAATAGTGGCATGGTACCATTTAGAGCATATAATGAAATTGAGCATACTGTTATTGATCCAGAATTTTTATTATACGGTATTACAGAAACTTACGATAACTCATTACATCAAGATAAAGCAATATTAGTATATGTGAATGGTGTACAACTTGTACATGAACAAGACTATGTTTTTTCTAACGACAACTTTGTATCAATTACAAAAACAGTAGAAGTAGGCGACAAAATAATTATCAGAGAATACGATACTTTAATAGGTAACTACATTCCGCCTACTCCATCAAAGTTAGGTTTATTACCAAAAAAATATCCTACAAAATATACTGACAACACTTATCAAAATCCAGTTGAAGTAATACAGTGCCACGATGGTAGTATTATGACAGCATATGGTGACTATCGAGATGACTTAATTTTAGAACTAGAAAAACGTATCTTTAATAATATTAAAATAGAGTTTTCAAATGATCTAATTGATATAAACGATTTTATTCCTAACGGATTTAGAGAAACAGATTATTCTAGACAAGAAGTAAACAGAATACTAGAACCAATGTTTTTAAAATGGCATAAAAACATTGTTAATTCTTATACTGATAACAGTTATTTCTCACCCGGATTACCTAAAACATATAACTATTCAACTGGCGAATTTAACGGTAAAACATTACCTGGTTATTGGAGAGGTATTTTCAATTATTGGTATGGCACAGATCGTCCGCATACACATCCTTGGGAAATGTTAGGAATTTCTAACCAGCCAACTTGGTGGGAAGAAGTTTACGGACCTGCTCCTTATACTGGCGAAAATTTAATTCTTTGGAGAGATTTAGAAAAGGGTATTATAGCAGAGCCTGGTAATAAACGAGTTAATAAAAAGTTTGCCCGCCCTGGACTACTAAGTATCATTCCTTCAAACGCTTCCGGAGAGTTACTAAGCCCAATTGAAGCAAACGTAGCACAGAATTATGAAACTAACGAATTAGATATTAACTTTGTGTTTGGTGATGAAGGTCCAGTTGAAACTGCTTGGAGAAAATCAAGTTCTTATAGATTTGCTTTATTAACTGCTTGGATACTTGCTAAGCCTGCTCAATTGTTTGGTGTTTATCTTGATAGAGCTTATACCGCTAGAGATGCGTCTGGTATTATCAAATATGTAGACGAGTATGTTAATCTTTCAATGTTGGCTGATAAAGTTTCTAAAACTGACTTAGCAAGCGGATTAATAAGTTATATTAACGAGTGGTTATATTATAACGGATCATCGAATGTAAACAATTACATTTATAATCTTAAAAATGCTAAAAATCAAATTGGCATGAAACTTGCTGGCTTTACTGAGAAGGACAAGTTTAAATTAATTTTAGATAGTAGAACTCCGTTGAACGAAGGTAACGTCTTTATACCATCAGAAAACTATCAAGTATTTTTAAACAAGAGTTCTCCGACACAAAGTATTTCTTACAGCGGTGTAATTGTTGAAAAGAGAAAAGGCGGATTTTTAGTTAGAGGATATGATCAAAAATTCCCAACGTTTACTTACAAGAAAGTTATTCCTAGTAACGCAGACAGAGCTATTCGAATTGGCGCTATTAGTGAATCTTTTGTAAATTGGGCAGAAGGTAAAACTTATGTCTCAGGTCAGATTGTAAACTTTGAAGGCGGTTATTTTAGAGTCACTGAAAAGCACGTTAGTACAGGAAGTTTTGACAACGATAAATTTGCTAGTCTGCCTGAATTACCACAAACTGGCGGCAACAGTTTTTATCATAGAGAAAAGTTCTCAGCAGTAGATTATATTACAATTTCATATGGTCATATGTTTTATACTATACAAGACGTTGTTGACTTCTTGTATGGATACGCAGAATACTTAAAAGAACAAGGTTTTATATTTGACAACTTTGATAGAGAAAATGCTATTTTACAAGACTGGGCAACAGCAATTAGAGAATATGTATTTTGGACTACGCAAAACTGGTCAGAAGGAACTGTTGTTGCTTTAAGCCCTGGAGCAACAATGTTATCATTTGACGGCGAATATGCTGTAGTAGATGACATTACAAATGACTTTTATGACTACGAAATTTATAGTAGTAACGGAACAAGAATATCAATTAACAATCTTGACATATCAAGAGATGGAACTAAGTTTAGTATTGAAACAACTTCTGACGAAGGCTTATATTTTGCTAGATTACATTTAGTTCAGACTGAACACGCTATTGTTTTAGATAATACCACAGTCTTTAACGATACAATTTACGATAGACCATCAGGTTACAAACAAGACCGTATTAAGGTTTTAGGTTATAGAACAGTTGACTGGACAGGTAACTTATCTAGTCCTGGATTTATTTACGATGAAATTAAAGTTGTAGATTGGGAACCGTATACTGTATACAGAATTGGTGATGTAGTTAAACACAAAGAATACTACTATAGTGCTAACTCAAAAGTTATTAGCCAAGATGTATTCAATGAAGATAACTGGAGTCGCATAGACAACTTAAACAAGAGTCAATTGCTTCCAAACTTTGATTACAGAGCAGAGCAGTTTACAGACTTTTTTGATCTAGACACAGATAATTTTGACCTAGGACAACAAAAAGTTGCTCAACACGTTATTGGATATCAAAAACGTCAATACCTAGAAAACATTATTAATGACGATGTAAGTCAATACAAGTTCTATCAAGGAATGATTCTTGATAAAGGTACTCGTAACGTTCTTACTAAAATGTTTGACAAGTTAGGGGCAGCAGATAAAGAAAGTTTAGAATTTTACGAAGAGTGGGCAGTACGTTTAAGCGAATTTGGCGCTGTTGATAACTTTGTAGAATTAGAATATAAAATTGATGAAGCACAATATAGATTAGAACCACAGCCGTTTGAAATTGTTGATGTTAAAGATACTCGTAGTACAGACTTGGTATACAGATATACTGCTGAAGATGTTTACGCCAAGTACGAAGGATACAACAACCAGCCGTTTAGACAGACAGAAGTACAACCAAATTTCTTAAGGTCTACAGGTAACGTTGATTCTAACGACATTGATTTTAACGTTAAAAACTACGATGATATTTTAGGTATTGATTTTACAGAAGTTAATGATGGCACTACTATTTGGGTTAGTTTCTACGGAACTACGTGGACAGTAAAACGTGTTGTTGAAACTAATGTAGAATTTGTAGATTCTATAGTTAACGAAGATACAGGCGATTTTGTAATAACAGTAAACGCAAATGCTGAAGCATTATATACTGCGGGCGACATTATTGGTATTAGAGGCGTAACAACTGAAACTGATAAATTCTGGAAAATTAAATCAGTAGAAGGTGCTAACATTACTTTTGAAACACCAGACGCAATTATTCAAGAACCAGATCCCCAAGATAGTACAGCAGTTGTAATTTTTGATTTAGTAGATGCTAGATTTGATAAAATTAAAGACATTAACGAAAGTCAGTTATCAAGAGCATTTAACTTTGGTGAATTTATTTGGGTAGATGACATTAATGGTAATTGGCAAGTACTTCAGAAACAAGACGCTTATAAAAAAATTGTTGCTACTAACCCTACACAAGGAGTAGTAAGTGGGTTTGGAAGCGACTTTGATGTAGACGAATACACAAGAGAAATGATAGTAGGCGATTCAGTAAATCAAACTACATACATCTTTAATAGATCTACAGACAAAGCACAGTTTAATAAAGCACAAGAACTTGAATTAATTAGCAATATACCATTAGATGAATATGGCTCAGTAGTAACATTGGCTAAAGATGCTAATTTTGCTGCAGTATCTGCTCCTGGAGCAGGAAATATTCCTACATTCTTTGTAGGCACCTGGAATTTAAGCACAACCTATCAAAAACAGGATGTTGTATTTTATAACGGTTTATGGTATACTTGCTTAGAAGATAACACTATTGGAGGAAGTAATCCAGACGTAAGTGATGTTTGGTCAGCTACAGGTCATTTGCCAGTCGGTGATGGCAGTTCGACACTTACAGGACCAGCACAAGGTTGGGTAGGAATATTCCAACGTAATGGCGCAGGGTTCTTTGACAGAATTGCTGTACTACAAAGTCCTGATCCACAAGACAATGCTCGCTTTGGTAGTAACTTACAATTTGCTGTAGTTGGCGAAAGAGATTACAGACTATTTGTAACAGCAGAAGGTTATGACACTTACGGTAAAGTATTTGTGTTTGATTGGAACGCTAACACAACTGGTTGGGAATATCAACCTACTAAAGATTTACCTTTACCTGCAACACTTGAAGCAGGAATGAAATTTGGTTCAAAAGTTGTTTCTACTTACAAAGGTAATACAGTAGCAGTTAGTTCAACAGAGGTAAGTTCGGCACAAGGAAGTGTTTATGTTTATAATTATGACGGTAGTACATATTCACTAAACCAAACAATTACTAGTTCTACATTTGGAGTTGTTCCGCAAAACGGTGATTCTTTAGGTGAAGGGTTAGCAATAGACTATAACGGAAATTATATAGCCGTTGGTATTCCTAACTATGACGATAGCGAGTTATCTATTACTGATGCTGGAAGAGTAGAAGTATTAAAATTAGTAGGCAGCACTTATGTTCCTTTACAAACTATAAGAACATTAGCAGTTGAAACACAACAGTTTGGTGTTTCTTTAAGTCTATATGGAACAACACTTGTAGTAGGTTCGTCTAATGGCGGAAGTCAAGACGAAGGCGAAGTAGAAGTCTATAACAGATATGAAGATTTGTACACATACGATGATTCATTAAAACTTGATACATTTACTGATGGTTCAACAATAGTTGAATTTGGTAAAAATGTATTAGCACAAAGAAATCATGTGTTTACAGGACTTGTTTCGTGGGACGGCGATAGCGGAGCAGTTATAGATTTCCGTAAAACAAAAGACAATGTTTGGGAAACTTATAGAAAAGCAGAAAACCCAGCAGACATTAAAGGTATTAAAAGTATTCTTCTTTACAATACAAGAACTAATACACTAGTTAAAGAACTTGATATTACAGATCCTTTACAAGGTAAGATATTAGGTGTAGTAGAACAAGAACTAAAATATAAAACATACTATGATCCAGCAACTTACAGTGTAGGTATTAATGGTGTTACAGTTGATGCTGTTGATGCTTGGGACGCAACACACGAGGGCGAAGTGTGGTGGGATTTAACTACATCAAGATTTGTTAATTACCATCAGAACACTCCGTTATATAGAGCAAACAACTGGAATAAACTAGATCAACATAGTAGTGTAGATGTGTATGAATGGGTTGTAACAGAATACAAACCTAGCGAATGGGACGCTATTTCAGATACAGCAGAAGGACTATCTTTAGGCGTATCAGGAAAGTCTAAGTACGGTGATGAAGTTTACGCAACAGCAAAAGTATATGACGAAGTGTCAAAGACATTTAAAACAAAATACTTGTTCTGGGTAAAAGGTAAGAGAACAACTCCTGACTTTAGTGATAGAACAGTAGATGTAGAATCTATGGCTAACTTAATCGCAGATCCAAGAAGTCAAGGTTATACATTTGCCGCAGTTACAGGCACAAACAGTTTTGTATTGTTTAACTGTAAGCAATTCTTAAATGATGACGAAGTTGCTATTAACTTTAAGTTCTGGACAACAGCAGATACAGATACTAATATTCACAGACAATACCAAATCCTTTCACAAGGATTAGATATTAGTCAACCTAATGATACTATTGTTGATAAATGGTTTGACAGTCTAGTAGGATTTACTAAAACAGGATTACCTGTCCCTAATGTTGCGTTAAGTAAAAAACAACGTTACGGTATTTTAAACAAACCTCGTCAGAGTATGTTTAAAAATCGTGTTGAAGCACTAAAGCAATTTGTAGAATATGCTAACTACGTTTTTGCTAACAATATTATTGTTGATGATTTTGATTTAGCACCACTTTCTGCTAAAGAAGAATATCCAGCAGAATATACTAATGAATGGGATATTTTAATTAACGATGATTTTGAATTAGAATTAATTTCTACAGGTAAAATAAAATCAGCAGAAATTGAACTTGTTGTTGAAGAAGGAAAAATTGTAGACGTTGCTATTATTGACGAAGGCCGCGGCTACGCTAAGCCACCAAAAATTGATATTTACGGACAAGGCATAAATGCTAAACTAACAGCAGTATTAGACACATTCGGCAGAATAATTGATATAACAATTGATAACCCAGGTTCGGGCTATCTAACTGGAAACGATACTTTTGCTATTGTTAGAAAGTACACAGTTTTAAGTACAAATATTGAAAACAGCGGCAAGTGGGGAATTTACGAATACGATGAAGTAAATTCCAAATGGGCTATTGCTAGAATTCAATCGTTTGATACTACTCGTTATTGGAATTATAAAGATTGGTATGCTAGTGGTTATAGCAGTGCTACGCCAATTGACTTCCAAATTGCTGGTTCGTACGAATTAGAAAATCTAGCATCAAAACCTAATCAGATTGTTAAAGTTACAAACATTGGAACAACTGGTACTTGGTTATTGTTGAAGAGATTAAACAACAATGATGAAACTGATGTAAACTTAAATTATCAGGTAGTCGGCAGACAAAACGGAACAATTGAACTTTCAAGTTCTTTATATAACTTTGAGAAAAACTTATTAGGTTATGACGGTATTAGTTATGAAGAAGTTCCATACGATAGTGTTCCTGTAATAGAATTAAGAAACATTCTTGAAGCAATAAGAAATAACATTTTTGTTGATAATCTTATTGTTGAGTTTAACAACTTATTCTTTAACAGTGTTAGATACGTTCTTTCAGAGCAGCCAACAGTTGACTGGATATTTAAAACAAGTTTTGTAAAAGCAAAACATAATGTAGGTGAGTTAGAACAGCGTACTACATATAAAAATGACAGTCTATCAAGTTACCAAGATTATGTTAACGAAGTAAAACCGTTTAGAACTAAGGTTAGAGAATTTGTAAGTAGTTACACTAAAGTAGAAGAAACACAATCAGTTGTAACAGACTTTGACTTAGAAAAGAATAATAGAATAATTGTTAAAGACAATCAGTTAATAACAACAGACGACAACTATTTAGACTATCCAAATAAACATTGGACTGATAATCATACATTTAATATTACAAGTGTAGAAATTGCTGATCCAGGTTTAGGTTATCAGTCAGTTCCGGAAATTACTTTTGAAGGCGGCGGTGGCTCAGGCGCTAAAGCAAGAGCGTTTATTGGTCAAGGCGGCAAGTTAACAAATGTTATTATAGAATCCCAAGGCTCGGGTTATTATTCTATGCCTAATGTTGTTATCAATGGATCAGTGGACGACACTGGTAGATCAGCAGTGCTTGTTCCTATAATAGGCAATAAAACTGTTAGAAAAAATAATCTTGTTATTAAGTTTGACAGAATTCAGGGAACAAAAGTTATTGAAACTTTAGACGCAGTTGATACATTTACTGATACAGGTATTTTGACTGAGTTTAGTTTAAGATGGCCAATTGATTACCAAAACGGAAACGTAGTTGTAAAAGTTAACAGTGACGAACTTTTAGAAAGTGATTTTACATTTGAAAATCGTAGCAAAGTAGTAAATGACCATACTGTTAATTATGGATTTGTAACTATCACAAATTTACCAGACGAAGATGCTATTACCTCTGTTGTAATTGAGTACACTAAAGATGTAGCATTCCTTAATGCAGCCGACAGAATACATTATTATTACAAGCCAATTGACGGACAAGCCGCTGACGATTTAGACGCACTTATGTTAGGCGTAGATTATGGTGGCGTTAATATTTCAGGCTTTGGCTTTGAACCAGTTGGTGGCTGGGCAGATGGCGAAGGTTGGGAATCTGTAAAATGGAGCGGCGGCGACGAAGCATACAAAGATGTATCATTAGACGGTGACGGTTCGGAAATAGTTTATACATTTGGAGGCACACCAGAAGATGGAACAGTATGGAACGTGTATGTAAATGGTATACGTATAGACGATCCTAATTTTGGAACTCCAGAGCAAACTAATAATAGTGCTGAAATGGAAACGTTTATTGGAGATGGTTCTACTACAAGCATTACAATTCCAGCCCAAGTAGCAGGAGCACAAATTATTTTAAGACCTTCGTCAAGCGACGGAAGTTTTATCCCTGTTGGTGTTGACTTAGATAGTGTTGTTACAGGTGGCGCTTTAAATTACACAAACGCTACAGGTTATAGTCCTGAAGATTTAACATTAGACGGCGATGGATTTGTTACACCAACTACTGGCGGAAGTTTAGAAGAACATATTCCAGGACAAATATCAGAATCAGTTAACATTTTTGTATATAACATTGCTAAGAGCGGTGGTCCAAAAGTTAATACTGTAAGTTATGTAGCAGACGGAGAATCTAAAAGTTTTGCTTATCTAGCACAACCACAAAGTAAGGATGCTATTATAGTTAAAGTGAATAATACTATTTTACGTCCAACAGACTATAAGTATACTCCAAACTTTGCGGCGTACACTGATTACTTAACTGGTTATAAGTCAGAGAAACAACGTGCTGAAGATAATGTAGTTAGTCTACAAAGTCAAAAAACACAACTTGAAACAGATATTGCTAATAACACTCTTGCGTTAACTACTGTACAAAATGATCATGCGCAAAAATTAAGCGAGTTGACTTATTGGCAAAATGAAGTTATTGGGTATCAGAATTTAATTAATAACCTACTAGCACAGTTATCACAGTTAACACCTGGAACTCCTCAGTATGCTGCTAAAGAACAAGAAATTGCTCAAGCACAAGCAGGTTTAGCAGCCGCTCAAGCAGAAGTTGACACAATAACAAATGAAATAGTAATTTTACAGCAAACTGAATCAGCATTAACGAATACTATTACAGCAGATCAAAATACGTTAGACGATGTTAACGCAGAAATTACATCTGAAGAAGAACGTATTGCTAAGTTAGAAATAGACATTCAGACAACTGAAGACTATTTGATTAATCCAGGTAAAACTATCATTCTTAATACGACGCCAAATGCGAACGATGTAGTATCAATTACTACATTTGGTACAAACGGCAATGATATTATTATTAATGATATGTTTAAGGGAGACGGCTCTACAAACGAGTTTGTTACTCCGTTAAAGTATACAAAAGATTTAAGAGCATTTGCTACAGTTAACGGTGTTAAACTTTCACCTAGAGTGTTTACAACAGACGGAAATTATGAAACTGCTGGGCGTTTAGGATTGCGTTTTGATCCTGTTCCTCCTGCTAACTCGGACATTTATTATACTATCTATAATAATGCTGCTCCTGAATATTCTTATATTCAGCGTCAGATAATTACAACAGATATTAGCACTTCGAGTTACGAACTAGATCCTAGTCCGTTTGGCAACTTACCAGCAGAAAACTTTGTTGTTGTATTTGCTGGAGACAAACTACTCAGTGGAGGCTATACAACTACATATACTGTTGATACAACTGATAAGTTTACATTAGATTTAAGTGACTTTGATTACGGTGATTTTAGTGCTACCGGCACAGAAGTTTATATTAATGGCGAACTTAAACAACTTGGCGCAGATTACCAACTTGACTTCGGAACAAACTCTATAAACATAGTAGACGGAAAAGTTAAACCAGGCGACAAAGTAAAAATATATATTTCAGATGACGCAGAATACACTATAGCAAATAATAATATAACACTAAAAGAAACATATCCAGATAATACTAGTATTATGGTAATGTCGTTCTTTAACATCGACGCTTTCGATGTAACTGAAAGAACTAAGGAAGTATTAAGTAGACGTAAAATTAGTTCTGACAGCGAATGGTATAGAAGTAGTGTTTCTGCTAGTGGCGGAACATTGTTACTACCTGAAAAAGTTGTAGATGCTAGCCAAGTGCTTGTTGCTCTTAACGGAAAATTATTAACTGCTAGTAGAGATTATAAACTGATTGAAGGTGGATCAGCAGTGCAAGTAGAGATAGAACGTCCTATAGCAAAAACTGACGAATTTACACTTGTAATTTTTGCTTACACTCCGGCAGATGAAGGGTTTGCTTACAGACAATTTATTGATAGTTTAAACAGAACACACTTTAAAGCAATTAATACTGCTAGAGGTGCAGAATTAGCCCAAGATTTAAATTGGAACGACAGTGAACTTGTAGTTGACGATGCTACAGAATTAGACGAACCTGTAGCAACTAGAAATATTCCAGGAATTATATTCATTGGTAGCGAACGTATTGAATATATGAAGAAAGATGGAAATATATTAAGTCAGTTGCGAAGAGGTACATTAGGTACAGCAGCACCACAAGTTCACTTAGCAGGATCAGAAGTACAAAACCAAGGCAAGAGTTTAACAATTGGTTATGAAAATACTGAAAAAACTAAAATATTCTATGGCGACGGAGTTACTAAACAAATTCCATTACCATTCGAACCTCAAATTGATCTAGGAACACTAAACGATTCGTGGAATCGAGCAGATGAAGTAAATAACGTTGCTGAAGCAATTCCTGCTACTTATGGTTTAGCCAAAGACATTGAAGTGTTTGTTGCTGGTAAAAGATTAGATAAAAATCCATGTACGATGTATACACCGTCCATTGATCAAGATAGTCCAAACGGCAATTTAGCAATCCCAGCAGGGTTTAGTGTAACACCAAATAGTGATGCTACTAAAGTAGGTTTAGCAGAGCCTCATGTGTTGTTAACGCAGGCTCCGGCTGCTGGAGATAAGGTTGTTATTAAGTTAAAACAAGGTGTAACGTGGACAAAACCGGGAGAAAGTTTATCAGAAGCGGAAAATTCTATAGCAGAATTCTTGCGAAGACAAACAGTTTCGTTTCCTAAATAAATACAGTTAGGTAGAGAAAAAATGACAAATATTAAAGAACAAAATGGAATACACGTAGAAGGACATATTAAAATATATGACCCTGAAACTCAAGAAGTTTATGTGAATAAGCGTAATGCTATCCACTATGAAAACATGAGTATTGCTTTAGCAGAAAGTTTGGCTAACGCAGGTCAAGGTAATATTTACGAAATGTCGTTTGGTAATAGCGGTACTAGTGTTGACCCTACAGGGATTATCACATACTTAACTCCAAACTCTACAGGTACTAATGCTAGTTTGTACAACCAAACTTATAGTAAGGTTGTTGACGATCGCAGCACAGAAAATACAGACCCACTAAGAAATAAAATTGAAACACGTCACGTAACTGGTGCAAACTACACTGACATTGTTGTAAGTTGCTTACTAGACTACGGTGAGCCAGAAGGCCAAGATGCGTTTGATAACTCTACCGATACTGAAGGCTTGTTTGTATTTGACGAATTAGGTTTAAAAGCAAAACGCACCACAGGCGATAACTTGCTTATTACCCACGTTATTTTCCACCCTGTTCAAAAGTCATTAAACAGACTTATTCAAATTGATTATACAATTCGTGTACAAAGTTTAACTGGCGGCGGAGAAGGATAATATGGCATATACACTCTACTTTACAGACGAAACTAAAGAGCCAATTACGGTTGAAGACCTTACTCTTAATAATAGTACTGACTTAAACTTTGTAGGTAAAAATAGATCAGACTACGCTGTTGCTACAGGTGAGAACTTTTTACACCTATTAGAAAATTTTGCTAATATTAGTCCACCTAATAATCCAATTGAAGGACAACTTTGGTACAACACAGCACGTAATGTTATGTACGTATTTGATAGTACACAATGGGTTGAAACAGGTGGCCTTAAAAAATCTTCTACAGCACCTACAGCACAACAAAGTCAAGAAGGCGACTTGTGGGTAGACGCTGGAACAAAACAACTTTACTTATTTGCCAACGGTGCTTGGATCTTAGTAGGTCCTGAATTTAGCGGTGGTAGTAAAACAGGTATTATAGCAGAAGAAGTTATTGACGTAAACAGCAATCCATACATGGTTGTTAAAGTTTATATTTCAGGTGAACTTGTAGCAGTGTTTAACTCAGCAGAAGAATCTGCTAGTGTTCCTTACATTCGTCCAAGAACACGTATTCCAGGATTTGATGTATTATACAAAGGTGTTACATTAAAGAATAGTCCAACTGGAACAAACTTCAAATACTACGGAACTGTAGAAAAAGCAGAAGCATTAAGTGTTGCTGGAAGCACAATTACTGCTGATAAGTTTTTACGTAATGATACAAGTGGATCAATAAACGGTAACTTACGTATTAAAAATGACGCAGGTGTTTACTTAGGTAACGAAGGTACATTTAATCTTCGTGTACTTTCAGGAGCAGGTGTTATTTCAAATCTTGTATCTGGTAGTGACATACAATTTAAAATTAATGATTCTGGAACAACTATAACTCCATTAACAGTTACTAGCACAGGAAATATTACTATTACAGGTAACATAGAAAATGCTGGTACTATTACAAGTGCTGGCAGAGTAATTGTAGACAACACTCAAGGTTCAACGAATACAAGTACTGGTTCAATTAAAACTGCTGGCGGCATTGGCGTAGCAGGCGAGTCGTACTTTGGTAGCAGTGTAACATTTAACGATGATCTAACAGTAAAAAATATTATTCCATCTGCTGATGCTACTTATACATTAGGTACAACAACAAACAAGTTTAGTGTTGTTAACGCTGAAACAATTCGTACAGATACATTAAACGTAGAAACTATTACAGGTAGTAACTTAACTATTGAAGGTAACGTAGAAAGTGCGTCAACACTTGCTAACGCTACTACATTTAGAATTACAGGTGACGTAATTAGTAATGATATTACTTTTGACGGAGCAGCAAACGCAGGAACTGGTACATTTGTACAAGAGTTTGAAACAGCATTAGGCTCAGGGTTGATTTCAACTAAGCAGTCATTAGCAGCAGTAGATATTAGCGACAACGACGAGATATTATTAAATGCTGTTGGCGATGATTTGCGTAAAACAACAGTTGGAAATTTATTAGGTCTTGTACCTACAATGCCAATTGGAACAGTTGTTCCTTACGCAGGTGATTGGACAAATACAGCAACTAGACCAGCAGGGTGGTTACTATGCGACGGAAGCCAAGTTAGTCAAACAACTTATGCTGAGTTGTATATTGTATTAGGCGGAGCAAACACTAATTACCAACAACAAACACAACCAGATCCAGGAAACTTTTATTTGCCGGATTTGAGAGGAAGAACAATATTTGGTGTAGATACAATGAATAACGTTGTAGGCACCGGCGGCGGAGCAGCAAACAGAATTGCTGATAATGCCGCAGCAAGTTTAGGTGCGTTTGGAGGATCAGAAGAAAAAGTTCTTGATGCTAGTAACTTACCAGACCACACTCACAACTTTACATCAAATGGGCAACAATTTTATGCGTACAGAGACTTTAATGACGGGGCAACAGGTAATGGTATATCTGTAACAGACTCTGGTACGACAACTAATGGGGGCCAGTTACTAAACAATGCTGGCGACACTGTTGATGCTGACGGTAACACAGTTAGTTTATCACAGCCGCTAAACGTACTAAACCCATTTATGGCCCTTAACTTTATTATATACGCTGGGGAAACTTCATAATGGCATACAGAATCAATAGGACAGATGGCACACTGATAACTGAAGTTATTGACGGTACTATTGACAGCAATAGTATTGATATAACACTTATTGGTAAAAACTACGCAGGGTTTGGTGAAATTCTAAACGAAAACTTTGTTAAGTTATTAGAGAATTTTGCGAGTGCTACAAGTCCTCAAAACCCATTACAAGGCCAGTTGTGGTACGATAAAAACGAAAACCGTTTAAAAATTTATGATGGCTCACAATTTAGAGCAGGCGCAGGACCTATTGTTTCATCTAGCACACCAGTAGGATTAGTTGCTGGTGATATTTGGATGGATAGCGCAGAACAAATTATGTACTTCTACGACGGTGTAGGAGATGCTGACGGAAATCCAATTCCAGCAAGTAGAATTTATAGTAAGACTCAAGGTAAAAGTGGCTTTGAAGCAGAAACTGTAAAAGATAATTTATTACAACCTGTAACAGTAACTAAAGTTTATTCAGGTGGTGTGTTATTAGGGTTATATAGTCCAAGAGATTTTACACCGTTAGCAGGATTGTTAACAGAATTTGGTACTAGTATTGTTACCGGCTTCAATGCTAGAGCAGATCTTAACTTTACAATTAACAATGCTACAATTGATAAAGCAAACTTCTTAGTAGACGGACAAAATATTAAACGTGATGCTTCACAATTTTTGCCAACGTACAAAGACGGACAAATTAACGGTAGTTTAAGTGTTGCTGACAACGATGGTATTACTATTGGCGCTCAAGGACAGGTTAGACATTACTTGTCTAGTGAATTATACAGTATTAGCAGTATCTATGACAACCAAAAAGTTGTGTTTGATGTTAGTGTAAATGGTGTTCGAGAAAATGCTATTACAATTAATACACCTGAAAGAGCAGTTGGTATATTCCAACCAACTCCGTCATATGCTTTAGACGTTAGCGGCAATGCTAGAATTACAGGAAACTTGATTGTTGAAGGCGATACAACAACTATTAGCACTTCAGAACTTAGTGTTGAAGATTTAAATATTACACTTGCGTCTGGAGCACTAACTCCGGCAGATGCGCAGGGCGGCGGTATTACACTCGCTGGAGCCAATGCTACATTTAATTATGATAGTACAGGTGATGCTTATTGGACGTCATCGGAAAACTTAAATGTTCCTAGCAGCCATGGTTACTATATTAATAAGGCAAGAGTTCTTAGTTACGATACTTTAGAATCTAGTGTAGTTAATTCTAGTTTAACTAACGTAGGGACACTAACAGATTTACAAATAACTGATTCAGCAGGATTGTATTTACAAAATAGCGCAATACAATCAACAAACACAATTTCAATTCAACCGTCTACAGGTATTGTGATTTTTGGATCAGTCGGCGGAACTCCTTACACAGTACAATTAAAGAACTTAACAGATCCAAGTTCAAATTCAGATGCTGCTACAAAGGGGTATGTTGATACACTAGTTCAAAACAATGCTGGTGTAAACACTGTACAAGGTCAAAGCGGCACAGTACGTTTTGATTCTAATAGACTACCAGAAGGATCGCAAGGTGATGCTGTTTACTTTAACGGTTCTAATTGGGTACCTGCTTCTTATACAAACGGCTTAGACGGTGTTAGTTTAGATTTAAATAGAAAATATTATACAGACGAGCGTGTACAAGCATATTTGTCTGCTAACAACTATACAACTACAACTTATGTAAACACTATTCGTGATAATATTGTAGGTACTCCTGCTCCTCCAAGCAACATGAATTCGTTAGCAGAAATAGCAGCAAGTATCGACAACAACCCAGATTTCAAAGCATACGTAGACGCAGAAGTTGCTACTCGTATTAGTGCTGGTGTAAACGTATTTGCTGGCGCTGGCTTAGTTGACGCAGGTAATACACAATTAACAAATGATATTACAATTAACGTAGGCGCAGGCAACGGTATTATTGCTACTGCTAGTGAAGTACGTGTTGATATGAGTGTGTTTGATACAGATGATTTGTCAGAAGGTTCTGTAAACTTATACTTCACAGCACTTAGAGCAAGACAAGCACTAACTGGAACAAACGGTGTTATCTATAACGATATTACTGGTGCTATTGCTATTGGACAAGACGTTGCGGTTACTGCTGCTCCAACATTTGCTGGTTTGATTAGTACAGGTAATACTACATTAGGCGGTACAACTACACAGATTAACTCAACTAATTTACGTTTTGCTGGCTTAGAATTATTAATGAATTCAGATGAAACTGCTGCTCCGGTTGATAACGTAGCATTTACAGTTGAACGCGGTACATTAAGTAACGTTTCAATTCGTTGGAACGAAACAACAGATCAGTGGGAATTTTCAAATAACGGTGTTACATTTACTCCGCTAGGTAGTGCAAGTGTGTTTACTGGTGATACTGACGGCGTTCCAGAAGGTATTGGTAATCTTTACTTTACAACAGCACGAGTTGATGCTCACTTAAACGGCGGCACAGGCGTAACTTATAATACTGGTACTATTTCGATTGGACAAGACGTTGGTACAACTGCTACTGTAGATTTTGGCAACGTAAATGTTCTAAATGGTTTAGTTGATACTGACAACTTAGTAGTTGCTACTAGAGCAGAAATAGGCAGTATTGCTATTGAAAACAGTTTGATTACAAACAAAGATCCGTTAAATGCCGCGGTACAAATTGCGGCAACAGGAACAGGGTTAATTGAATTATTAAGTCCTACTACTGCTACAGATATGACAATAACACGTCTAACAGCAGACGGCGTATATATTACAAACAATAAGATTACATCTGCTCTTTCTAGTTCTAACTTAGAATTAGATGCTGCGGGCGGCGGCATAGTTGATGTACTTACAAGTCTAAATGTTACAGGCAACCTTACAGTACAAGGTACTACAACTACTGTAAATTCTACAACAGTAGAATTAGGTGACAATATTATTGTATTAAACAGCGGCGAAGCAGGATTGCCAACATCAAACGCTGGTATTGAAGTAGAGCGCGGAACTTTAAACAATGTATTAATTCAATACAACGAAGGTGCTGATGTATGGACGTTTACAAACGACGGTACAACATACTTTAATATTCCGGTTACAACATCAGATTTAGCAGAAGGAAGTAATTTATATTATACTACTGCTAGATTCCAAACTGATTTAACAAATTCAGATACTGATGCGTTAGCAGAAGGCGCAAGTAATTTTTATTACACAAGTACACGATTCTTTAATGACTTTACTGCTCAAAACACAGGTAATTTACCAGAAGGCACTAACTTGTATTACACAGACGCTAGAGCAAGAGCGGCTATTACAGTAACTGGTGATGCTACTTATGATAGTATTACAGGTGCGTTAGACGTAGATGCTCCAGTAGATAGTGTTAATGGTTATACAGGTGTTGTTGCGTTAACATCAAATGATGTAACTGAAGGCAATATTAACCAGTACTTTACACAAACAAGAGCAAGAAACTCAGTTCAAGGTAGCACAGGTGTAACATACGATAATCAAACTGGCGATATTAGCATTGGACAAGATGTTGCTACAACAGCAAATGTTACATTTAATAGTGCTACAATTACAGATACAATTGACGCATCTGGTGTTGTTACAGTTTCAGGTGATAGAAATACATTAAATTACGCTACAGATGGCCAGTTCTTAATTACAGGTACAACTAATCCTAACTTTGTAATGTCAATGGGTTACGAAACTAACGCAGACTTTGCTTGGATTAATGTTGCTGAAACTACGCAAGGCGGACGTAACTTAATATTACAACCTACTGGAACAGACACAACAGGTCGTGTTGCTATTGGTAAAACTACAGCACAAGCATTACTTGACGTTGCTGGCACAGTAAAAGCAGAAGCAATTGATACACAATCACTCGGTGTTACAAGTCTTGTAGTTGATAGTACAATTGAATTAATTGGTAATAGAATTGGTACACTAAGCTCTAACGCAGACTTAGAACTAAGACCACAAGGTACTGGTAATGTTTACATTCCAGAAGCATATTTAGGTATTGGTTATGATAATGATTTACAAGGTCAAACACCTAATACATTAAGTTATGCTCTTGACGTCGCCGCAGGTACAGATGTAACTGTAGGTAGATTTAAGAACGTTGATTCTACAGCAAACGCAGGTCCGTTTGTTAATATTTACAGAGACTCTCCAAACCCAGCAGACGAAGACTTTATTGGTGGATTACAAATTACTGGTAATGATAACTTAGGTTCAGAAACTGCGTACTGTAAAATCCGCGGTCACATTGGCGATTTTACAAGCACAACTAAAGCGTCAAGAACTATATTTGAAAACTATAAAAATAATGCGTATGTTCAACATATATACGGCGAAGATGAAGTTGTCTTTAACGAAACAGGTGCCGATGTTAACTTCCGTGTAGAAGGTAACGGCGCCGCTGACGCATTATTTGTACAAGGTTCTGATGGTAACGTAGGTTTAGGAACACAGAGTCCTGTACAACGTTTAGATATTAATGGTAACATTGGTATCGGTAGTATTGAAATTGTTACTTCAGGAAGAAATATTACAAATATTGTAGATTATAGTGCTACAGGTCAGTTACAAATTGGTGGCGCAGCAACACTAGGCGATTTAACATACACTGCTGCTCATTCATTTAATGGTACTGCTACATTTACTAACTCGACAAACTCTGTAGTAATTAATGGTGCTGAACTAAGGTCGCAAGGTGGTCTTACAGTAAGACTAGACACCGACGTTTCAGGCGGTGCTAACGAGTATTTTAAAGTAATTGACAATAGTGGCACTGAAAGATTAAGTGTTAAGTCGAGTGATGGAACAGTAAAAATTGCTAATGCGTTTACATTACCAGTTGCTGATGGAACATCTAATCAAGTTATAGTGACAGATGGACTTGGTACATCAACTTGGCAAACTATTTCAAGTACTATTATTTCAGAAGGTACTAACTTATTCTATACGCAAGGACGTTTTGATACAGCATTTAGTAACAAATCGACTACTAACTTAGGTGAAGGTTTAAACTTATACTATACTGATGCTAGAGTACAACAAAAACTAGCAGACGTAAGTGGTTCAGTTATTCCTGATACTAATAACGTTTACGATTTTGGTTCACAGGTAAACAACTTTAGAACAGGTTATTTTGGATCAGGTATTGGTGTAGGTCTAAACACAGCACTTTCAGCAGAAATACACGTAAGCGGCAGCGGAGACCAAGAAGCAAGAATACAATCTACATCAAATGGTGAAGCATTATTCTACGGTATAGGTAGTGGTACTGGAAACGGCGGCCGCTTTAAAGGTAATCCAGATACTTACATAGGTGGATCTAACTCAAGTACCATTTACTTTGAAAGTGGTCTTTCAGAAATTATGCGAATGAACGCAAGTCAATTTATTGTCGGCGGCGGCGCATACGCAGATACAGCAAACCGTGTAATGATTTCTACTAGTGGCGACATTACATTTGGCACAAACACTACTGCTAACAGAACTGTACAGCAGTTTAACAACGCAAACGGTGAAATTGGTAGTATTACAACATCAGGTACTGCTACAGCGTTCAATACAACTTCAGATTACAGATTAAAAGAAGTTGTAAGTAATATTGACGATGCGGCAGAGCGTGTTAAAGCATTGAAACCTATCAAGTTTAAGTACTTGGCAGACGAAGATGAATTAGTAGTAGATGGTTTCTTAGCACACGAAGTACAAGAAGTAGTACCAAATGCTGTTTACGGTGAAAAAGATGCCGTAGAAGAAGACGGTCGTGTTAAACCACAACAACTAGATCATAGTAAACTTGTTCCGTTACTAACAAGTGCGTTACAAGAAGCATTAAACAAGATAGACGAACTCGAAGCTCGCCTATCAAATTTGGAAAACAAATAAATACAATAGAACATATTAGGGGTTCAGGAAATGGCTTATACAATTAACAGTTTTACCGGTGTCAATACAGACATCACACTTGAAGACGGTACTATTAACCAAGCAACTGCGTTAAAGTTTATTGGTAAAAACTATGCCGGCTACGGGGAGATACAAAATGAGAATTTTTATCACCTATTAGAGAATTTTGCGGGTACTGGAGAACCAGGTAGAAAAACTACTGGTATGATTTGGTACGATTCGTCCACAACTAAATTAAGATATTATGATGGACAACGATTCCGCCCAGCAACAGGCGCAGAAGTAAATGGTTCTGAACCAGAAGGACAAGCGGCTGGTGATTTTTGGTTTGATAGCCAAAACGATCAAATTTTTGTGTACAACGGAACAGAGTACATTCTAGTTGGTCCACAGTCTAGTTCACAAGGACAAGTAACACAACTTGAAACTGGGACAGCAAAAGTTGAAAATGAAAACACACTAAAGCCTATTATTAGAGGCTATGTAAATGGTGAAGTTGTATTTGTTATTTCGGGCGGTACTGACGGTTTTAACATTGACTCAGCAGAACCTGAAAACGCTGATCTAGTTGGATTTACTGTCATTAAGCCAGGCCTAACCCTAAAAAATACTCCAGCAGACGGTAAAACAACAGGTAATCAACGCTTTTGGGGTACAGCAAGTGCCGCTGAAAGTCTAATTGTAAACGGCGCAATTCTTAACGCAGACGAGTTTGTAGAAAAAGCAGATCCAGAAATGACTGGACAAGCACACATTCGTGTTGACGGCGCATCGGGTGGCATCACAATTGGTACTGCTGACAACTATAAGTTGTACAATCAAGGCAATGATGCTTATATTGCTAACGAAGGCGGCAGTAACATTGTATTTAGGGCAGATGCTACTGACAGATTTAAAATTAGTTCAGATAAGTTTTTACCTGTAACAAATAACACTTACGATTTAGGTGAATCGTCGACTAAGTTTAGAACAGTTTATGCTACAACATTTAGTGGACTTGCTACAAATGCTTCTCAAATTGAATATGATGGTGATGGCAGTGGACTTTATGCAAGGGCAACTATTGCTAATAACACTTTAACTATTCCTGTACGTGATTCAAACGGTACAATATTTGCTACAACATTTGACGGTGTATCAACAAGCGCACAATACGCTGACTTGGCAGAGAAATACACTACAGATGAAGAATATGATGTTGGTACTGTAATGATGATTAGTATGGAAGAAGGCAGTGAAGCAACTGCTTGTACTAAAAACGGTATAGCAATGGGCGTTATTTCAGCAGAACCTGCTTACTTAATGAACTCAGAAGCAGACGGCCAGGCAATTGGTTTGAAAGGTCGAGTTCCTGTAAAAGTAGTTGGTACTGTTAAGAAAGGTCAAGCAGTATACGCATTTAATGGCGGTGTAGCATCAACAGAAATTAGCGGTTCTTTAGTAGGTATTGCTTTAGAATCTAGTGATGATACTGAAGTGTCATTAGTAGAATGCGTACTTAAAGTATAATAGGTTTTTATAATGGCTCAAATTAGTGCTCAGAACTTTAATAAACTAAGACAACGTATCTTAAACGTAGTAAATAATTCAGACTACGGTACAAATCCTCAAACGGACCAAGCAGTTGGCGGATACGGTCAAACGTACACAATTAATAGTGCTACAGTAGGCGGGATAATTGGCACTTTAGAGCATAGACAATTATATCAGGCGATAGCAGCAGCAAGATTACACCAAACTGGCTCGCTACCTACATTAGTATCACCTATTGATGAAGATGATATTATTGGTCAAACAGAAACAAAACGATTATCAGGACAAAATGTTGTAACGGATGACTTATTAGCAGGTTACGATGATATGGAGGCTGCGATTGCTGCAGCTGAAGCAGATTTAAGAAATGATGTACACGCCCTAGGATCAAGAGAATTGTTTGATTTACGTTCTACTACTAGATCTTCAAATTGGGGAAACACGCAAACAAGTACAGAAATTAACTGTGAGTTTCAGGTAGACTTTGGTAGTGCAGCAAATGCTAGAAAGTTTTTCAACACTGGCGGCGATATTAGAATTACAGCACAGCATAACATTCAAAATGGCGTAGCGGCAAGTGCTGCCAAAGACACTAGTTGGCAAGTACTACTAAACAACTTTAGTTATATTTTAAAATCACGTTCGTCAGCAGGTTCAGCACAACAAATCAACCAAGGTTGGGCAGGATTAACAAATTCTTACGCTCAAGTTGGTTATTATGCTAACGCTGGTGGCGGAGTTTATGCAGAAAACTATGTTAAAATTTCAGCAAAAGTTGACCAAGCAACTAACACAGCAGGAAATAGCCGTTATTTGTATATTAAAGTTGAACTAGTTGATGCTGATACAGGTGACGGAGCAAATTTAGGTTATAATCCTCCACTAGGTGTTGACGAATTTGTATCCGCTGGAACAGTAGTTGTATTATCTGAATACAGAGCAAACGCAGGACAATTATCAACGCCAGCAGGAACTATTAATGGTGTAGCAGTAGCACAGCCTAATGTAACATTCCTTAACGGCAACGAACTGTAAGAGGTAGATAAATGGCGGCAATTGGAGATTCGGTCACAGCAAGTGATTATAATAATATTCGAGCAAGAATAAATGCTGTCACAGCCGGTTATTATCTTTCTAATTATCCAGGTCTAAATACAGTATCTGAAGGCGATACAATCGATGATGCTCATTTTGATTCTTTAGAGCAAGCAATTACATATCTATATCTCCACCAAAACGGAACAGATCCTGGCATAACACAAAATGACGCAGGTGATACTATTTTAGCAGGTGACGGCGCCGGCGGCTCTATTACTAGAGGTATTGAAGATTACAGTGCTGTATTGACTGACGTAGAAGGTGGAACGGCAAATCACGCTGCAAATCAATATTCGCAAACAGGCACAGCAGGAAAAGCAACAAGCACTACTACCTGGGGCGGAAGTACATCGTGGGACGGTCCTGAAACGTTTGAAAATGACGAAGGTAATATATCTGCTGGACCGGGCGATTTTAGAGCTGGCTTAAACGAAAATGGTCGAGTTGAAATTACTTGGACTATAAACTTTGGTAATACTACAAATTACAACAGCTTTTTTGCGTTAGGTTGCAATCTAACATTTAAGGCTAGATTAGGAAATAGTAGCGGAACAGTTTATACAAGTGAACCAACTCAAGCAAAACGTGCTTGGTGGTATAATCATTTAAATGTTGCTAATCCTATTAACTATGTAATGGATAAAGCAGCTCTTGACGCGGCTACTACAACTTACGCAAATGTAATTAACAAATCAGACAGTGATGACGCAACATATAGTGTTAACAATACCCAGTTAGCAATTAGAAAAAATGCTGCGGGCACAAGTTTTGATTTACGCTTACGTTGTAACGATTGGGATGATGCTTCAGTTGAATGGCCAGGCGAACCTGAAGATGAGAACGTAAATGGATCTGTAATATCGTGGGTAGACATGAAACGTATTACTGCTTCTACTAACGCATACGTTAATACCGACACTTCACAACCATCTATAACCAACGGTGGTTATACAGTTGTTGATATCTAAAAACCACTCTTGACATCTTGTGTGTTTTATAGTATTATATACTATAAACTAAAGGCGTTTTCTTATGGACCAAAGACTAGAAACTGTATTACAAGATGTTGATCATATCAACACTATTAACAATCAAAAAAGATTACTAAAAGAGCAATATGTTGAAGATTGCGTTCTTTACTATAACGGCGGAAAATTTACTGTAACTAAAGAACTACTAGGATTTACAACACAACTAGGAACATCATACATTACAGACGATAATCTAGTACCAGTTGAAATTGATAAAGACGAGTTTAATCGTTTAATATCTAGTGTGTATTGGAACGCAACAAAAAAGTATCACGCAGCATATCAAGAACTTATAAAAAACTCTAGAAATATTGAGGAACTACTCAATTTATGACAGCAGGAGTTTTGTTTTTTGCGTATAACAATGATCTTGTTGACTATATTAAACAAGCAATTTATAACGCAAAACTAGTTAAAAAGCATTTAAACTTGCCAGTAGCAATAGTTACTGACAGTGTTAATTATCTTGAAAAAACGTATCCGTGGTATAAGAAATATGTTGATTATGTTATACCTAAAGGAACTGGACAAAATACATTTTCAAAAAAACACTATTATGCCGGTGAACACTTCTCTACTATGGCAGAATGGAAAAACGTGAACAGATTTGATGCGTATAACCTTTCACCATTTGATACCACCATTGTTTTAGATACTGATTACTTAATTAGTAACAACAACTTTCTTAAAGTATTAGATCAAGATGATGACTTGTTTATATACAAGGACAGTTATGATATTTCCTTAACAAGGAATATTCCAGGATTTGAACGTATTTCAGATGATACCCTTGACTTTTATTGGGCAACAGTTTTAATTTTTAAGAAAACAGAGCGTACAAACCGTCTGTTTAAACTTGTACAATTTATAAGAGAACATTATCATTATTTTAGAACATTGTATAGAATACCTTTAAAGACTTTTAGAAACGATTTTGCGTTTAGTATTGCTATACATATTCTTAATGGATATACTATAACAGACTGGCCTAAGATATTACCAGGTAAGATGTTATATTCTAGTCCAGAAGATGATTTGCTTACAATTAAAGATGAAAAATATACGTTTGTTGTAGGTAATAAATTTAGACGAGATAAAGTTAATGTAGTAACATTGACAGGCAGTAATATTCACGTTATGAATAAACTTCATTTAAATGAATTAATAGATAAGGAGTTTGAGCATGAGTAAAGGTTATGTAATTTTTGCTCAACCTAACGGTAAAAGCGATTATATTGCTCAAGCAGAATTGTTAGCGAAGAGTATACAAAAGTATAATACTATAAACAATGTAACAATAATATCAGAATTTGACGAAGATGATGCTGCGAACACAGATTGGAAAATAGAAAATCGATGGAAGGCATATAATTTATCACCATACGATGAAACAGTAGTGTTAGACGCAGATATGTTGTTTTTTAGAAATGTAGATCATTGGTGGAATAAACTTGCTAACTATGATTTATTTTTTACTAGTGATGTATTAACATATAGAGGCGAAACTGTTACTAGTAATTACTATAGAAAAACATTTGAAAAGAATAATTTGCCTAATTTGTATTCAGCATTTTATTACTTTAAAAAGACTGAAATAACAAAGCAGTATTTTAAATTGTTAGAATCTATTATGAAAAATTGGAAAACGTATTATCAACGTTATCTAAAAAATATGTATCAAACTAAACAAAGTTTTGATCTATCATCTGCTTTAGCAGTAAAACTTTTAGGATTAGAAGATAGCGTTACGGATAATACACAAATACCAACATTTATACATTTAAAACCACACGCACAAAATTGGAAAGCAGTTTCTGAAAAGTGTACTACAAGAATACCAGTGTATAAATTTAACAATAATTTAATGTTAGATAGTTATATGTGTAACGATATTCTACATTATGTAGAAGATGAATTTGTTACACCTGAAATAAAGGAGTTCTTTAATGAATAGTGCTGAAGAACGTAAAAGAATATTTAGAGAACAGTTACAAAAAACACAACAACAAAAGTTTTATGTAGGTTTTGAGGATTCTGGGTTTATTACAAGCGTTGTATCCAATCCGGAACAATTAACTACAAAGGCTTGTGAAATTTCTAAAGAACTAGCAGAAGGATTTTTATCAGGTACGATAAACAAAGACACTTATATTGCTCTTCCTATAGGCGATGGTTGGGAAATAGTTAAGAAAGAACAGCAAAAAAATGTTGCTGAAGTTTCTCGTAATTTTTATAGGGTAGAAGAAAAGCAAGATAAAGTACAATTAGTGATTAATGTACAGGATAGTACACTTACATTAGAAGTCGATAGTAGTGTAGATAAAAGTACACTAACGTCCTATGGACTATATGTTTGTGATAAAAACTGTTTTCACATGTTACATCAATCTATTGTATTAGACCCAGAAAGACGAGTATATCCTTTAACAAAAGTAGATGATATTGACATATACGCAGGCGCCCACGCAGTAGGATTAGGCATAACTTATGTTTGAACTAAAGTTTACTGATTACAATTTTTATTTTTTAGATCAAGGCAGTCCTAATGTCGAGGAAAACTACTACGATCTAATTAACAAAGTGCCTTGGGCAATTAGAACAAACGCATTACCTTCTAATGAAAAGTATTTTGTTATAACAGACAATAGTAAGTTAGATGATAACTTTTTCAATTTTACAACTAAGTTTGAAGATACGGTAGAAAATTCTACAATAGTATGGCAAAATGTAAGTGCTACTAATAGACTAACTTTTAATTCTAGCGGTTTACGTTGGGTAGGCGGCGATAGTTTTTCATTTGAAATACCTCAAGTAGGTGCGTATGTATTTCATAGTAGTTCTAACACACAAGCATACGATACAGCATACAACGAAGTAACAAACTTAATAAATGAACATAGTTTAAAAAACATTAGCAACAGCGATTACAAAAAAATATTAGTATGGTGTAATGTTGGTGCTGATGTAGATTACGGAGTTGAAAGTACTAAAGGTGCTAGACAAGCACTAGTTGACAACAACTTTGAAATAGATTTTGACGAGCCATATACTCCGTTACAAAGTGAATTCTTTAAAACAGTATACAAAACACCATATAGAATTGCTAATAAAATGATTAGAGAAAACGTTAATAGCAAATATGACATTGTGTTTATTTCTTATAACGAACCAAATGCGGAAGAAAATTGGCAGGCACTAAAAGCACGTTTTCCTAGAGCAAAAAGAGTACACGGTGTAAAAGGAATACACCAAGCACACATCGAAGCAGCCAAACAATGTTCTACAGAAATGTTTTGGGTAGTTGATGCAGATGCTAAAATTGACGAAGAGTTTAAATTTAACTATCTTGTTCCTAAACATGAATTAGACTTTGTTCACGTATGGCGTTCAAAAAATCCTGTAAATGATTTAATTTACGGATACGGCGGAGTAAAACTATTACCAACACAAAAAACAATCAATATGGATTTATCTAAACCTGATATGACAACGAGTATATCAGATAAATTTAAACCAATGGGAACAGTATCAAATATTACAGCGTTTAATACAGATCCTTTTAATACTTGGAAATCAGCGTTTCGTGAATGCTGTAAATTAGCAAGTAAAAGTATTGACAGACAACACACTGAAGAAACAGAAGAACGTTTAACACATTGGCAGTTTGAAGGTGCTAATAGAAGATACGGAGAGTATGCTCAAATGGGCGCAAAACAAGGACGTGATTACGGAGAAGCAAATAGCAAATCTCCAAAAGACTTACGTAAGATAAATGACTTTGATTGGCTAAAGGAACAGTTTAATGAAAATACGTGATATTGATATTATATATCTAAGTTATGACGAGCCTAACGCTGATGAAAATTACGCCGACTTGCTTACAAAAGCACCGTGGGCCAAACGTGTACACGGAGTAGAAGGTAGCGATGCTGCTCATAAAATGTGTGCTGAAATGTCAGAAACAGATCGCTTTATTACTGTTGACGGTGACAACAAAATTTATGCTGACTTTTTAGAGCAAGAGATAGATTTTAATCAACACAAATACATAAGTGAAAGCGTGTTAAGTTGGTGCGGTTATAATGTAGTCAATGGACTGATGTATGGCAATGGCGGGTTAAAATGCTGGCCTAAAGATGTTGTTTTAAATATGAAAACACACGAAGCAAGTGATCCAAACGATTTAGCAGCTCAAGTAGAATTCTGTTGGAACTTAGATTATGTACAAATGAGTAGTTGCTATTCAAAAGTATATAACAATGCCAGTCCTTGGCAAGCCTGGAGAGCAGGTTTTCGTGAAGGTGTTAAAATGAGTTTAGATCAAGGTAAGAGGTTTAATAGTCTTACATTTAGGGAAGAAGTATATTGGCAAAACTTACATAGGTTACTTATTTGGTGTAACGTAGGAAGCGATGTTGAAAACGGACTATGGGCAATGTATGGCGCAAGACAAGGCGCATACATGACAAATCTTACAGACTGGGATTATGTAAATGTACGTGATTTCAAATACTTGAACAATCTCTGGAAAACTCAAGTAAGTAAAGAAGTAAATGAAGATAATTTAATGGACAAAATAAACGATGTAGGAAACGCTCTACAACGTGATTTACATATTGCTGTAACTTCAGTGTTTACTCCAACACAAAGTAAACAGTTTAAGGAAAGTTATACTAATACAGATAGGACAGGACAAGGATTTATTGATGTTGAATAAACTTGTAAAACGTTTAGGTAGACGATTAAAAATTGTAAAAGATCCTATTGATCGTATGTCAGAAGTAAAAGCAATTACTGATCAAATATCTCCTACCTTTTGTTTAGCAAAATGGCATCATACTACTATCTATTTACAAACTGGAGAAACACACAGTTGTTATCATCCAGCACCGCATACAATACCGTTAGAAGAAATAGAAACAAATCCAAGTGCGTTACATAATACAAAAGAAAAGAAACAACAACGTTACCAAATGCTAAAAGGCGAAAAGCCTAGCGGTTGTCAGTATTGTTGGAACATTGAATGTATGGGCAAGGATTATATTAGTGACAGGCACGAACGTAATAGCGGAATCTATACAAAGCAACGACTACAAGAAATAGAAACAAACGATTGGAACTTTAATGTAAATCCTGAATACATTGAAATTTCGTTTGGCAATGAATGTAATTTACGTTGCGGATACTGTCACCCTAAAGCAAGTAGTAGTTACTATAAAGAAATAGAACATTATGGCCCTTATAAAACTAAAAATCATACACAACACATACGTAAATTAAACATTTATAAAAAGGAAGAAGAAAATCCTTATGTAGAAGCATGGTGGCGTTGGTGGCCTGAAGTAAGTAAAACTCTAAATATTTTGCGTATTACCGGAGGGGAGCCACTACTACAACAAAGTACTTGGCGTCTGCTTGACGATTTAGAAACTAACCCTTTACCTAATCTTGAACTAAACATTAATTCTAACTTAGCAGTAAAAAATGTACTAGTAAGACGCCTTGCTGATAAAGTAAATCATTTAGTTAAAAACGGAAAAATAAAACGTTTTAAACTTTTTACAAGTTTAGATACTTGGGGCAAACCTGCCGAATATATTAGAACAGGTTTAGACTTACAGGTGTGGGAACAAAACTTTGATACGTGGATGACAAAAACAGATCAGCCTATAACATTTATGGTAACGTTTAATATACTTTCAGTTACTACATTTGATCAATTGTTAGCAAAATTTTTAGAATGGCGTAAAAAATATCAAACAGGAAAAAGACGTATTAGATTTGACACTCCGTATTTAAAAGAGCCTATTCAATATGATATGAATATACTTCCTAAAAGTTTTATGTCTTATATGGAACAACATTTACAGTTTATAAAAGACAATCAAGATGAAAATGACGTAAACAAATTTTCAAATCTTGAGTATGAAAAGTTCCGTCGTGTTGTAGATTATATGCGTACTACAGAATATAGTACAGAGCGTTTAGAAGAAGGGCGTAAAGATTTTGTTATATGGTTTACTGAACACGATAAACGTAGAGGTACAAATTTTGCTGAAACGTTCCCAAAACTAAAAAACGTTTTTTGATTGGTAATGTTCGTCTACTTGAAGGTTGCCATTAGTATATCTTATAGAGTTTTCAACAAGTAATAAAAACTCATCTACACTGTACTGATTGTAGTCTGCTCTTTTATAGTTATAATTTAAGACATCGACATTTCCTAAAGACCAATCTATTTGTTGTGTACGATTCATTTTAGAAAGCAGTTTACATACTCTTTTAAGTTCTTTTTCTAAAGCAGCCCATCGTTTTGCTGGATCTCTTATAAAATCAAATTCATAATCAAACCAGTCAGTATAAAGTTTATATCCTAATCTTGCTAGGTTATAGTTTTGCCCCATTTGCCCCCAAATAATTATAGGTACTTTTTGGGCAACAACTTTAAAAGTTTTTTCACTGTAGAACAGACTAGTTTCATTCCAGTCACTTTGCATTGTTTCGCAGGTTAGGTTAAACAATACTTGTTGATTTAGTTTTATACCTAAGTCGTTTGCCCAGTTAGTTTCAAAGTCTTCAGTGTCGACAATCATGGGAGTATTTTTTGACATAAACTTATCCATAGAGTCAGTATGAAAATAATTGCTACGATATTCACCGGGACGTACTTTGTCGTGACTAATTAATCCGTGTTTTGCTAATCCGCTATCGTGTAAACGCCAAACAGCATAACTCCTCCAAAAACGTTTACGTCTATTTAAGTTAAGAAAGTATTTTCCGTTATAATTTTCTAACAATGATATATGTCTTGGCTTAGATTTGCCAGCATCTATGTACATTGCTTTTTGAAAACTGTCCCAATGCATCATTTCTATAACATTTATTTTATTTTTCTTTTCGGTTAAACCATGCCAATATACATCAAATATTCCTTTTTCTCGTAAATTTCCGCTAATAAAAAATATTCCAGCAGGGTCAATATTATGCTTTACCGCGCTATTATATAATGCTTGTGAAACAGCATGATGTGGAACAGCCCATCCTTCATGAGAACCGTCTAGTACAAATACACATTGTTTGTTGCGTAACAGATCTAAAAAGTTAGTCTTGATGCTACCTAAGATATCACTATCAAGATATATTCCTTGTTTATATGAATACTGACACATCATTACACAGACCTTGTCAAATTCTCTATTCTTCATAAACGACAAGTGTTTACGATAATGATGAAAACTACCAGGCGGGTCTATCATCTCTCTAACATAAGTTGTGTCATTTAGCCATTCAGAAAAATATATCATCAATAAATACTCTTATAATAACAGCAATATTTAGTGGAGTAATTTATGAAGATTGGATTTATTGGCGTAGGCAAACTAGGTATGCCTTGTGCGGAAGAAATTGTACACAAAGGACACACTGTTGATGGGTACGATGTAGCAGAAGTACAAAGCGACTATGTAAACGTAGTAAATTCAATTGAAGAAGCAGTATCAAATAAGGAAATTGTGTTTATTGCTGTACCTACTCCGCACGATCCATTATATGATGGCAATGCACCAACAGCACATTTACCTACAAAAGATTTCTCATACGATATTGTAAAAGAAGTTTTGTTTGAAGCAAACAAGCATATGACTGAAGATCAGTTATTAGTTCTTATTTCAACAGTACTTCCAGGAACAACTCGTCAACAGTTTGTACAGTTAGTTACTAATACACGTTTTGTATATAACCCTTACTTGATTGCTATGGGCAGTGTAGCATGGGACATGGTAAATCCAGAGATGGTAATGATTGGCACAGAAGATGGACGCGAAACAGGTGATGCTAAACAACTTGTTGAATTTTATAAAACTGTAATGGAAAACGATCCGCGTTATGTTGTTGGAACTTGGGACGAGTGCGAGTGTATTAAAGTATTTTATAACACATTTATTTCTACTAAAATTAGTTTAGTGAATATGATACAAGACGTAGCAGAAAAGCAAGGTAACATCAATGTTGATGTTGTTACTAAAGCACTTGCTGAAAGCACAATGCGTATTATGGGCAAGCAGTATATGACTGCTGGAATGGGCGATGGCGGTGCGTGTCATCCACGTGATAATATTGCTCTACGTTATATGGCAGAAGAACTTGATTTAGGATATGATTTGTTTGATGCTATTATGAATGCTCGTGAAATACAAGCAGAAAATTTAGCAAAAGAATTAGTAAAACACTCTAAAGAAAATAAGATGCCTATCTATATTCACGGTAAAGCATACAAACCAAAAGTATCGTACTTAGACGGTAGTTATAGTTTGTTAGTAGGACACTATTGCGAAGCAATGGGATACCCTGTAAAATATATTGATCCTTATACTGGAGATGATTTTGAACCTAGCAAGCCGGGTGTATTTTTGTTAGCACATTCCGCAGAAGTAACGTATGAATATACAGGTAAACAAAGTACAGACGAATTATATTGTGTTATACCAATGGGAAGTATTGTAATTGACCCTTGGCGTAAGTTTCAATCTCAAGCAAGTAAAGTAATACACTACGGAAATACCCGGAATAGAGCTTGACATTTCTAATAAGAGATGTTACTATGTATAGATGCAAAATGTCAACGATATTAAAACAGTTCATATTGAGCTAACTGATAAATGCCAAGCACAATGTCCAATGTGTGCTAGAAACTATCACGGTGGCAAACCTCGTCCTTTTATTCGCAACGGCGATATTAGCATTGAACAATTTAAAGAATGGTTCCCTAAAGACTTCCTAGCACAACTATCTAATTTTTATAGTTGTGGCAATTACGGCGATCCTGCTTTTGCTAGAGATTGTTTAGAAATCTATTCGTATGTACGAGAATGTAACCCGCATACAAGACTAGCAATACATACTAACGGTGGTATGCGAAATCCCGAATGGTGGACTAAACTAGCACAACACAACATTGAAGTTGTGTTTGCTGTAGACGGATTCAAAGGTAAACACGAGTTATATCGTAAGAACACAAATTTTGATAAAGTTATTGAAAATCTAACAGCATTTATAAACGCAGGAGGCACTGCAAAAGTTGATAGTCTTGTTTTCGCACACAATGAACGCGATGTAGAAGAACTAGAACAATATCTATTAGGGTTAGGTGTAGAAAGTGTAAATTTTGTTAGCACAACAAGATTTTATGAAATGACAGAATTTGAAGTACATGATAATAATGGAAATGTACAATATAAAATACATCCTGCTCAGACGCCTAAGTATAAACGAACACCAAACAACACGTTAAACGCATTAGTGGATAAAGAAGTACGAGATGCTGCTCTTGAAGCAGCAGAGATATCTCCTATATGCGAGAGCGAACAAGGTATATATGTTGATCCTTACGGAAATATATCACCGTGCTGTTGGATAGGTGGCGACTATTTAGAAGAACCAGTTAAAGAAACACTGCCGATACATTATCTTAGAAACATAAGTGTAGAAAATACTCAACAAATAATGAACGAAATAGGTGTTCCTAAATGCCAAGATGGTGTACTTGGAACTAATACAGTCTTGTTTGAAGAACTTAACAAGTACTGGCAAGGTCCTGATAAATGTATGACTTGTGTGAAGGTATGCTCTAAAGCATTATATAATAGTAGAACGAAAAATGACTGACATTCCATGGGATAATATTACACGATTTGGCCAAAAGACCCTCCTAAAGAGCCATCTTTTTACAGTCTCTTGGATCACCACTAGATATTGTAATTATGAGTGCTCTTATTGCTGGCCTCACGCAAGATCTAGTACCCCAGATACAAACCCACTAGAATTGTACTTAAACACGATGGATAGTATCAAGGCACAGGCAAGAAACAATGGTTTTACAGATTTCCACTTCAGTTTTAGCGGAGGAGAACCTACAGTAAATAAGCACTTCTTGCCCTTAGTAGAACACTACTGTAACGACGAAGCACCAGAATATCAAAGCATACACATGACTACAAATCTGTCCCCAGGCAGCAAGTGGTGGAATAAGTACTTAGAAGCAACACAAACTCTACAGCGCAGAAGCGTAACAGCAAGTTTCCACGACGAGTTTGCTAAAGAACAAGAGTTTGGAGATAAGTGCTTACAACTAATGAATGGAGGAGTATATGTTACAATCAATCAAGTTATGGTTCCAGAAAAGTTTGACGAGCTTTACGAACGCTTGGGAAGATTTGCCGCCAGAGGTATTAATGTCACTCTCAAACCACAGTCCAATCCTACCGCTACAGCAGTGGTTGAAGGCTACACAGAAGAACAAATCCGAATCATGCGAGAAGGATTCCCACAGCAGTGGCAAGGCGAATCAGTCGCACAAGTTGCACTCTACGACAAAGAAGGACAAGAGTACGAATTAGATCAAGCAGAACGTTTTAATGCGTTTGGATTCAATAAATTTGAAGGTTGGTATTGTAACGCAGGATATCAAGGTATTGTAATACGTGAGAATGAAGTTAAACGTAGTTACAGTTGCCACGAAGAACCATTAGGTACACTAGAAAACTTTAAGATATTCGATGGCCCTCGTAGATGTATAACTCCAACTTGCGTTAGTTCGGCAGACTCAAAACTGCCAAAGGTAAAATATGAAGGTTGAATTAGAAGATGTATTGTTTTGGATGGACGCTATTCGCAATAGCGATGATCGTTATCGTACACTTGAAAGTTTCTGGAAAGGACAGATTCATAGTAAGCAATGGCTTATTGAACGCCTTGAAGAACACGCTCTACCAAGCAAAAATAATATAGAAATACACGGAGGTTGGAATGGAGTTCTTGCTAGTCTTATTTTTAATAGCAGCATTAATGTTGGACGAATCACAAGTGTAGATGTTGATCCTGTATGTAAAGAAATTGCTCATACAGTGAATAAAGCATATGAAATGCGGGGTATGTTTAAGGCTGTAACAGAAGATATGTGTACTCGTAATTACAAAGCGGATATTGTTATTAACACAAGTTGCGAGCATATTACTCAAGAACAGTACGAGCAATGGTTAAGCAATGTTCCCCAATTAGCAACTATTGTTTTACAAAGTAATAATTATTTTGCTTGTGAAGAACATATTAGATGTGTAGAAGATTTAGATGAGTTTGTAGAACAAAGTAACATACGTGTATTTTGGAAAGGAGTTTACGAAACTCCGACGTACAGTAGATTTATGATTATTGGAAAGAAGTAATGGAAGAGCGTGTAAACAAGTTGCTACAGATGTTTGTTGATGGTGAGTTAGGCTGGCTTGAACTTGATACTTCGTTTACACCTTATTATGAACCTACTGAACTAGAAGCAGTTGAACCTTATTATGTAGAACATCGTGAAGGGGAAAATCACGAAGGTTGGGAAAGTTGTTGTATACACGGACTAGGTCCCAACAAAACACGTATTTGTTACGACTACGGATATGATAATGAAATAGAAGCACCGTACTACTGGACTGAAGTGGCAGAAGCAGCACCGAGAGCGGCACAGTTTTGGAAAGACTTCCCAGCAGAGCGATTTGCTCGTATGAGATTTATGAAATTAAAGCCAGGTGGAAACATAGGACTACACAATGACAGACCTAAACAATTTCCGCCTAGTTTAGTTGACTTTTTATTACCTATAAATGTAGCAATTACACATCCGGAAGATTGTCGTATGTTTGTAGAAGGATACGGTTTTGTTCCGTGGGAGCCTGGAAAGGTATTTCTTGTGAACATAATGCAAAATCATATGGTAATTAACAATTCAGATCAAGATAGAATTCATATGATTGCTCAAGTACATCCTGGCAATCGTAAAAAAGAATTTATGGACCTATTAATTAGAAGCGCAGTAAAAAATGGTTACGAAGTTTAAAGCAAGAACATCTAGCAATATAGCATTCATATGTCTTGATATTTTAAAATATGTCAAGGACACGTATATTAGAGATATAGTAAAGAATATTGCAGATTTTACGGTACAGAATTTAGTTGACCATGGATATGATGTGTATATTACTAAAAGATACACAGATGGCCAACGTTTATTTTTAGATGATGTTATTAAACAAATTAGGAACGATTATACTCACGTAGTTGTTTATACAAATGACACAGAGTTTGAAGGCGGCGGATTTTTTAGTGCCCTTGAAAATTTAGTACAGGAAGATTTTTTTGTTGCTGGGCATATTTTAGATCGTAGTAACTTTGATGCTTATTACGAAATACACGATCAATGTTTTGTAGTTAATTTAAAACAATACATTGATTTAGGCACTCCAGAAATTGGCGACCAGGAAGAAGTATCAGAAGTTAATTTATTAGAAATTGTTCCTAGTACAGATCATTATCACGACAACTACACACCAAAGAGTGTTTGTGTAAGTGATACGTTAAAAAAATTTAAGAATGTTCCATTTGGATGGAAGTGGCTAAACACTGGCGCACGAATTAAAGTGTTTGATGAATCAATTAGAAACGCAAAACGAAACTATTATGCTCGTTATCCGGAAGAGTTTCATAAAAATATTGCTTATAATTTTAAAAAACATCATTATGCTAGTTCAGAATTATTTTATCCGGCAAATACAGAAGAGCCTGTAGAATTAGACATTGATATAATTGAGCAAATTGCTGTCTCTGCAAGCGGGTTAAATTTTTTATATTACTTAGACAAATACGGATATAATGAAAATACAGAAGTTATTTTTTATGATAACAACCCAACCAGTTTACGTATGATGGAAAAGGTTGTATCTTGTTTTGACGGAACAGATTATGTTAAATTTGTAAAAGAAAATTGTACAGGAATATTTGCTAGTGACAAAGCAATACAAGACCATTGGGATACATTTAAAAAGTTGTGGCCAATTGTCAATAAAGTTAAGTTTCGTTTTGATAATATAGATGCAATGTACGAAGTACCTCCAAGTTTATGTAACGGTAAAAATAATATCTATAATCTTACTAACGTATTTTCATACGAGCCTAATATAGCGTTTCGTTCACTTTCTCACAGAGTTGCTTCACAAAATTTATTAGTAAAAAGGTTGAAAAAATCTTATAATGATGTTAACATTATAATACCTATATATGCAGATCAAGTATTTGGATCTGAACGGCCAAGAAGCCTAGTAGCAAAGGATTTAGAAATTGTAGAGTTTGATAATCTTACTCTACCTAATTGGTATGAATAAAAAGTTATTAGAAATAGACCAGCCAAAGCCTTTATACGATAATCGTATTCAGGAAGAAATTAGACGAGTAATGTCGGGAGATATTAGTCCTGATATTTCTGATGCTGTTTATATGGACTTTTTGTTAGAAGCAGAAGACTATATTTTTTCTAGCGAGTTAAATGAACTATCAGGCAATACAGCATTTCCACGTAAAGACATTATTATTGGTTGTACGCAATTTATTGATAACTTGTATATGCAAGGTTCAGTACAAACACTACCAGGTGATTACAAATACCACGAACGTTTAGGAAATACTCCTGTAGAGTTTGCTAATTTAAAACCAGGCGTTCCGTTAATTATAGCAATGCCGTTTCCTAGTATAGGAGATAAGTTGCCCTATATGGAAACCGTATTAAATCATTGTTTGGATCAAAATATTCCAGTACATATCGACGGTGCTTGGGTAACTTGTAACAAGAATGTTTTCTTTGATTTTGATCATCCTGCGATACACAGTTTTGGTATTAGCCTAAGTAAAGGATTAGGACTAGGTTGGAATCGTGTAGGCATCCGCTGGCACAGAGATCCAGAAGTAAAGGATTCTATTAGTATAATGAATGACTTTAAAATGAATCTGCGAGCAGTTGTAAAAATAGGCTTACATTTTGTAAGACACTTTCCTGTTGATTATGCGTGGAACGCACACAGCGAAAACTACGACCGTATTTGTAAAGAATTAAACTTACAACCAACAAACAGCATTCACCTTGCTATGCGTGATGGTGAGCCAGTTGGTGTTGGAAAATTATTAAGCGAGTTAGAAAATGAAGATACCGTTTGACAACGATTGGAAAAGCGTAGCAATAAGTGTAAGCGGTGGAGCAGATAGTGCTTTACTTGCTTATCTAGTTTGTAAAAAAGTTACAAATCAAAAGGTACATATTATCAGCCATATACGTTGTTGGAAAACAAAGCCGTGGCAGGAAACAGATGCCAAACGTGTATATGCTTGGCTACAAACTCATTTTCCAGATATTGACTTTGAACGTCACGTTAATTTTATTGCTCCTGATTTAGAATACGGAAGTCAAGGACCTATTATCACAGACGAATATGGAAAACGTGTTAGTGGTGATAACGCAGAGCAAAGAGGCTTTGCTGAATACATTTGTCACAAACACGATGTTAATTGTTATTACAATGGCGTTACTAGAAATCCACGTGATACAGAATTTGATGGAATGACAGAACGTGATATTGAAAAAACAGACGACAACAAACATTTAGAATTTATGGAACATATGGGTCGCTTCGCAGCACACCCTTTCCGGTTCATCAGTAAAGATGAAATAGTAAAAAAATACAAAGAAGAAAACATTATGGAATTGTTTAATATCACACGCAGTTGTGAAGGCACGTTTGAATGGTTAGATTACCGCAATTATAAAGAGGGAGAGGAAGTTCCTGTGTGCGGAGAATGTTTTTGGTGTCACGAACGTAACTGGGCGGTAGATAATTCGTGAAGGCTGTAATTTTTACAGGCCACGATCGTCACGCTGGTTTAGATCGTACAAATGGAGCATATCGTATCGCTACATTCTTGCGCTCGCACGGATGGGACATTGAAGTAATTGACTTTATCTATATATGGACATATGAACAACTTGAACAACTGATAGAACAGCGAAGTAACCTTGATTGGATTGGTATTAGTTCTAGTTGGTTAGAATTAATGGATGATCAGCAGTCTGTTTTTAACTTAATGAAATTACTTTCTAACATTAAACAAGATAATCCTAATATTAAAATTATTGCTGGCGGTCAAAGTATAACAACAACTGGTCAAATATATAACGATGTTGATTATGCTATTAATGGTTTTGGAGAAGTTGCTATTTTACATTTATTAAAATATTTGTATAGCAACGGCGAAAAACCTAAAATGCAATTAGTGCCAGAAACTAACACTTATGTCATCAACGCCAACATTGAATATCCTGCTTGGCCTATATCAGATTTAACAATAACATACGAAGATAGAGATTTTATAGATCCTAGAGAAACGCTGAGTTTAGAATTTAGCAGAGGTTGTAAGTTTGCTTGTGCCTTTTGTAGTTATCCTGTGCTCGGAGTTAAAGAAGATACAACTAGAGATGTAATAGGTTTAGAAAATGATTTGAAAAGAAATTATGATCGGTATGGTGTAACAAACTATCAAGTAGTAGATGAAACACTAAATGACAGAGATGAAAAACTTGTAAAGATTGGAAACATAGTAAAGAATTTAAATTTCCAACCTAATTTTAGTGCTTTTATTAGAGCAGACATTTTATTCTCAAAACCACAACAAAGAGATATGCTTGGTGATGCTAAAATATGGGGACAATTTTACGGTATTGAAACTTTTAATCACAAAACAGGAAAAGCAGTTGGAAAAGGTTTAGATCCTGAAAAGATAAAACAAGGGTTGTTAGATACTAGACAATATTTTAATAATAATTTAGGAAAGTACAGAGGTACCATATCATTAGTATATGGATTACCTTATGAAACAGTTGATACTATTAACGATGGTCTTAAATGGTTAGAAAATAATTGGAGAGATCAGGGGATTGTAACGTTTCCTTATACAATAGGAACCACAGATGTAAAATCTAAAATAGAAAAAGATATAGAAGGATATGGGTATAATGTTCTTAACACAATTCCTATACTAACAGAAGCGTTTAGCAGAGCAAGTTATTACGGCAAAGATGCCAATGACTGGGATAATGGCTTTATGACAAAACAACGGGCTATAGAGTTGGCGGAGTACCAACAAACAAAAGTTTATGGAAAATCAAACAATTGGGACCTGTGGAGTCTAATGGGGTGTGCTGATAGCATTGATGAAGCCATCAGGGATTTTTCAGAAATAGAAATTACAGAAAGTCGCAAACGTGCTAATGCTGTTGTAGAAAGCATAAAATACAAATACGTAGAAAAGAAGTTAAATTATGGATCATAAAAGTTGTACATTTTGTATGCACCCATTTACAGGATTAGCAACACGAGAAGACGGAGCCATACAGGCTTGCTGTCGTAGCCACCCTGTTGGTTTTATACAAGACGCACCTTTAGAAGAAATTTGGAACGGTGATACCATGAAACGTATCCGCCAGCAGGTTCTTAATGACGAACGCCCTCCAGAGTGCGAACCTTGCTTTAGTTTAGAAGACCAAGGTGTAGAAAGTTTGCGTCAGCGCCACATAAAAGGATTTATACCAGAGGCTAGGGTCAACTTATACCCTAACGCATTAGACGCTTTAAACGAAGATTATAGCATGCCATTTGAAATTCCTACTATGGAACTTAAACTTAATAATCTGTGTAATTTAAAATGTCGTATGTGCCATCCAATGGACAGTACTAGTTGGAATGACTGGGACCAAGTTGAAGAATTTTACAAAAACGATGATAACATTATTGCTAAGATAGTAGATGATTTTAACTTAAAAGAAAAGCCATTCTTAGACAAGTTTCAAGATGACCCACATTGGTGGGCTAGTTTAGAAAAACTGTTGCCGCACTTTCGTCGTGTAGAGTTTGCCGGCGGCGAACCACTAATGGATCCTCAGCATTACAAAATACTAGATATGCTACAGCCTTATGCTCATCAGATAGAAATTAAGTATGCTACTAATCTAACTACACTAGGTATTAAAGGCGGCAGAACAGTACACGACTATTGGCCTAAGTTTAAGAGCGTAGCAGTTAATGTTAGCCTTGACGGCGTTGGTGACAGTTATAACTATATCCGTGGTAATGCTAACTGGGATGATGTAGTTGCTAATATTCGAGAGATACAAAAGTTTGATAATATTAGTCGTATAGTAGGTGCTTGTACTGTACAAGTTAGTAATATACTTGAATTAGATAAAATTGCAAAAACATTTTTAGACGATTTAGGTATTGTGTTCCATACACATCGTGTAAGTTATCCTAAAGAACTTTGCGCTCAAGTATTACCCCGTGGTTTGAAAGAACTTGCTATTCGTAGAATGAATGCTATTAAACCTTGTATTGAGGAATTTTCAGCAGTTAAAAAATATCCTCAATTACTAGAATATACATTAGGACAGTTTGATGATAATATTAACTTTTTAAGATCCAAAGATCAAAATCATTTGTGGAGTGATTGTGTAGAATTTAACCGCAGATTAGATAAAACAAGAAATCAAAGTTTCTTTGATGTTACTCCGGAGTATATTCCATATGGATAGAGTAACGTCAAAGTGGCCGCACCAAGATAGTGTTAAAGTAGAATGGAACATAGGTAAACGTTGTAACTTAGACTGTGCGTATTGTCCTGCGGAAATACACGACAATCATAGTCCGCATCAGCACTATTCCGCAATGTTTGATGTTATAGATCAGTTAACTGACATAGGTAAGCCTATTCGTTTAAGTTTTACTGGCGGCGAACCATGTATACACCCTGATATAGAAGACATCCTTGAATACGCACATCAAAAGTGTGATTGGATTAATGTGACTACAAACGGGTTACGCCCTGGTGCTTGGTACGCAGAGCAACCTGTATCGCATTATGTGTTCAGTTTACATTTTGATAATGAACACTGGGAACGTGCTATGGATAATATTACTATGTTCGCACAACTAAATGAAGTAGAGCAAAACATACCGTTTATGATTAACGTTATGGCACACTATAATCACATGAAGGAAGTTAAACAAGCCGTAGCACGTTTTGAAGGACATAATATTAAGTATGTAATTAGACGTATTCGATGGACTGAAAAGCATGACTGGTTTGACGATATGCGATACAATGAAAAAGATTTACAATGGATTTTAGATCAAGATGCTACTGTGCTTCCTAATTGTATTGTTGACGATGAGATACAAATTCATGCCAATGATATTATTAAAAAGAACATGAATTGTTTTAAAGGGTGGAAGTGTTCAGCAGGTATAGAAAGTTTAATGGTTAACTGGGACGGCGAAGTACATCGTGCTACTTGTCGTGTAGGCGGTAGTTTAGGAAATATTTACGAAGGTACATTTGAAGTTCCTGAAGAGTGGGTAACTTGTACACGAGATTGGTGTACTTGTGCTGCTGATATTCCGTTATCTAAATCTGCTTCGTAATATGTGTTTCGGGACTACAAACACATAAGCATTTACTACAAGTTGCTTGTTTTAAATCTATATTAAATTTAGTAGTAAAATCTTTATCTAGTATATTGTGAAAATAGTCTAATCCGTAGATGTATTCTCCACAAGCTCCTTGTATTGTTCCATCAAAGTTAATAAACACACTATCAAGACCAATATTACATTTCCAACCTGTAAAACTGTTTAAGTTTTTGTTAAGGTATGTTTGTGATCCTGCTCTAATCTTTTTACCATCATCAAATGTGCCAATGCTTTCTGTATAACGTATTTCGCCATTTTTTAACAAATGCCTATTTTTCCATAACCACGTTAATGAAGCCATTCTTTTAACGCCCCATTTCATATATGCTTTTTGTTCTTTAGTATAGTGTTGTTTGTTATCTTGTTCAATAACTTCAGCAACAGTTATAAACCATTTGTGTTTGCTATTCTTTTTCATATATTCTACAGTAGCAACACAGTCGTCCCAACACGTTGAATCCATTAAAACTTTTACAGTTATCTTTTTATTAAATTCAAACATTGTATCTGCAACAGCAATCGTATGATCGACATCTGCTTCTTTTACGTGATGTGTTAAATGTACGTTATCAATGTTTTCGCCGTGTTCTTCCCACCAACGTAAAGTACGTGATCCGTTAGTAACTAGAGAAATGTATATGTTATTGTTTTCTCTTATGCGAGAAACAAACTGATCTAAGTCTTTCCAAAGAGTAGGCTCACCACCGATAATTTGTAAGTGTGTTTTTTTCTTACCTAATCTTGTTTCGTAAGTTTTAATTAAGTGATTAAAGTTATTGACAATTAAGTCCATATCTTTAGGACTGCGAAACTCCCCGCTATTACTTCCTGGAAAACAATAACGACATTTAAAATTACAAACGTTATTAGGTAACCAACGTAAGTCTAAATGAGATGGATCTCTAGTAGATTCTATTTTTATAAGTTTACTCATAGTAAATGTGCCAGTTCTGGAAATGTTTCTTTAAAATTAGTATGTCTATGGTTGTCCATCTTATGGATATATTCTTTAAAATCAGGAAGCAAGTATGTATGATCTTCTGCATCCATCCAATCTAATATACTTTCCCAACGACTCCATCCGTAAGGATTAACTTTCCAAAACTCGTCATCTTGTGTATAGTTTCCCCAAAGCCAATCTTTAAGTTCTAAAAATAAACGTCTTACTTCTTCTTTATCTTCTTTAGGAAGAACACGTAAACTTAACCAAGTAGGAATCCAAAGTAAATGTACACTCATTAAACCACCGCCGTATGTGTGTCCTACAGCATTTTTGTCTAAATTAATTTTCTTAAAATTACTTTGTACTTTCCACTTAATAAAATCAGGAACGTGTTTGATGTTTAGTATCTGTACAGCAAGAGCAATACTAGCAGTAATGTTCTCTGGTGCTTGTTCAATTTTCCAAAGATTTTCTTCTACCTTCTTCCAATCTAACGGATAACGTATGTATTCTCCACGAGGGCCAATGCCATCTAAACTACAACCGTACTTAACTTTTTTGAAGTGTTTCCATATATCAATAATTTCTTCATCGACTAACAAACCGTTAGAGTTATAACGCACACTAATTTTATCAGCATATCCACGTTTAATAATTTCTTCCAAGAACATCTTGTGTTCTTTAATCATTAAAGGTTCGCCACCAGCAAAGTATAGTTGTTTAATATTAGGAATCTGTTCATACACTTCTTCCCAAAACTCTGGATTTTCGTGCCAAAAGTTATTAAACTCTTTACGGTCCCATGACATTTGCTTTTTAATAAGTTTACTTTCAAATGTAGGATAAATTATTTTATGATCTTTAACCCATTGACTACTATCGTGCGGACTACACATAATACACTTTAAATTACAAGTATGTCCTAAACGTAAATCAAAGTATTGTATTTTATGAGGTACAGAACCGTCTTCTGCTGTTTCTGCAATTAGCTCTTGTATATCTATTTCTTCTTCGTAATACCAAGTGCCTGTTTCCCAAATACGTTTACTAACAATACCGCGTTCTTCTTCATCAAAACATTTTTTACAACTAGCAGGTATTTTACCTTCAAGCATTGTTTTACGAACACTTTTCATATAGTCATTATTAAATGCTTCTTTAACTGAATCCTTACCAAAGTTAGCAGGTTTTCCGTCTTCCTTTTTAACAAGTCCAACTGTATAATCTCCGCTGTCTGCACCACTAGCATTAGCAACACAACAAATACGCATATCGCCGTTAGGGCGTGTTGCTAAATGTAGCCAAGGTAATACACAAAATGTACATGATCTTGATACATCTTCTATTTGTTGTTGGTATTTTCCTACTTCGCTGTCGATCGGGTTATAAAAGTATTTTTTGGTCATAAATCCTCTTATGGTATTTACCAGGTTGTATTAACTACGCATTTTAATGTGGTAAATATTTGATGCTAGTAAAAACTGACATAACGCACAACGCAAACGATGTACTAGAGTTAGTAAAACACTTTCAACCAGGCAAAAATGTTCTAAATGTTCCAACAGGACGCTTCTTTTATGACCCGTGGGTCACTATGCCAGCGTATAAAGATACAGCAATAGATGTACTTTTGAAAAAAATACCTAATGTAGGCGAAGCACGAATAAACATTCTTGCTCCTGGCGAAAGTTATATGGCTCATGCTGACATTGATGATAGACATCACTTGAATTTAGATGGTGAATATTCCTTTTTGATTGACTTAGACAATAACATTATGTACAAACTAGAGTGCGACAATACAGTTTATTGTATGGATACGTCAAGAATACACACTGCTAGTAATTATGGATATAAAAATAGGATACAATTAGTTGTTAGAAAACTTTTAGTTGATTCTACACTTATTGATCCTATACATTTGAAAATTACAGCAGTTGAAGCACCTTATAATCTTCGTTATTTGTTTGATAATACGTTTAGTATAACACTAAACAAACTAAACAAAAAGGGTGTATTAGCATCGTTTGAAAAAGTATCTGACGTGTCTATATCTTTTGCGGTTGAAAAGGAGTTTTTATCAGAAATTGATAAATGTGTAGTTAGTTGCGGATTCAAAGTAAAGGTAGAATACTTATGAAGTGGGATTATTTTTATAAATTTGACGAAGGTCACGACGGTGCTCCTGCGAATGTATTATACGAGCCATTTATTTCTGAAGATAAAACTTTATTCTTAATGCATTTTAATAACGACAACGATTATTTTGAGAATTTACATTACTCAGAAGAAATGGTAGATTTTTATTTTCGTAGAGAAGCAGGGTGGTTAGAAAAATTTGCTGATTGTAATTTTACTCCTGAGATTGTTGACATTGATTATTATGAACGCAAGATTCTTTATAAATGGTATGATAAAAATTTAAACAGAGGATTGTTTGGAAACGAATTTCAACTTCCAGATAATTGGCAACAACAAGTTAAAGATATTATTTCCAAGTTTGATGAACACGGTGTTTTTAAACTAAACTTATATCCGCATACGTTTTATTTTGATCAAGATGAAAATCTTCGTGTAAGCGATATGTATGCGTGTATTGATAAAACAGATTATATGATAGAAGATTATCTTATTAAACCTGTGCTAGATCCTACTGGCGGAATCAGTAGTGACAGGTTTACTATGTTTACCGATAACGGAATGGTAGATTTAAAGAAAGTATATGATTTAACTATGAGTATTAACTATGGTGAATGGCCGGGAGATTTTTTAAATGGCTGAGTTTATTGGTATATGCGATACAATCGATTGGAGTGCTTTATGTACCCAATTAGCAGAACAAGAAGCAGCATATATTGGACCACGACATGATGTAGGACACGATGTTCCGGGAGTTGAAGAAGTTGCCGGACAACTACGTGACGCTGGTTATCAGATGAAACATGAAGGCGGAAATGCTAGTTGGGATATGTACTTAGCAGGTGTAAACTTTGATGAAAGCATAGTACAGCAATTTATGGATTTTGTTGGAATGGACAGTTATATTAATTGTTGGATAAGTCGTGTTAAACCTGGAGATGTTGCTCCATGGCATTGGGACATAACAGATGACGAAGCAACGTTAAACGCAGGTAAGCCTCTTGTTCGTTACCATTGCCATATAAGTCCACCTGAACCAGGACACGTTCTAATGGTTGAAGACCAATGTTTGTATATGCAAGAGCAAGGAGCAGTTTGGAAGTGGCCTGATCGTAAAAGTTGGCACGCCGGTGCTAACGCAGGATTAGTTCCAAAGTACCTGTTTAATATATGGGGTTAATATGAAAAAATATATAGGAAATTGTTCAGATGTTATTGATTGGAATGAAGTTCTAGAACAATTATATAACTCGCAACCCGAGAAACACGGATATAATAATCCATACGGTATAGATCACGATTACCACGATATTGATCCTCTGCATCTAAAAGGTATTGAAACATATAAAGATAGACAAGAAGCGGTAGAATTTTTTACCTATGTAAACGGTAAAGAATATGATATGAGTGTCAATGATAAATTTGCAGAATGGTTAGGCTGTAAACCTTTCTTGTCGTGGATTAGTAGAATAGATCCTGGACGTTGTGTTCCGCCACATATTGATTACGATGATGTTATTATGCTTGAAGAAGCAAATATATCAGAAGATAAATGGTTACGGTATCACTGCCATATTTCAGAACCTGAGATTGGTGCTGTTCTTATGTTAGATGATGGTTCTAGTTACCATATGGAAGAACAAGGTTCGGTATTTCAATGGCCGGAAGTACGGAGTGTTCACAGTGGTGTAAATAGTGGCTGGAAACCTAAATTCCTTTTTAACTTTATAGGTATTAAATGAGTTATTGTAATGCTCCTTGGCGCAGAATTTTTATAGATGCTAGTGGAAAGAAATATCCTTGCTGCCAGTTTGATCGTCGAGGCGAATACAATTTAGATGAAATAAAACAAAAAATGTTAAACAGAGAGCCAGTTAAGCAATGTGAACGATGCGATGTTCAATCGCAGTCTGGCGAAATATCATTGAGAGAACAATATAATAAACTTTATGGGTATCCATTAAGACCTACTATTCGTGATGTAGAAATAGGGGTTGACAACGTGTGTAATTTACAATGTCTAATTTGTTCTAGTAGGTCTAGTCATAAATGGTTTGATGTAGAGAATAAATTATTTGGCGATACTGTTAGTCCAACAAAGTATCAACAGCACGAAGAATACAAAACTATTGATTGGAAAAATGTAAGAAGTTTACATTTATATGGGGGCGAGCCTTTTTATAGTCCTAATGTAGAAACAATGTTAGATTATATTTCTAATAAAATAGATTGGAAAAATTTTAAACTAAGTGGGTCTACTAATTGTACACGTATGCCTAAAGACTCTTTGTTAGAAAAAATAAAATCGTGTAAAGAGTTTCGTTTTAATCTAAGTATAGATGGTTATGGAAAGATAAACGACTATTCTAGAAAAGGTAGTAATTGGAATGACGTATTAGAAAATATGCGTAAATGGCATACATTAGCAGAAAAACATGACAATATTCTTATAGAAGTTTTCTCTACGGTATCAATCTATACGGCTAATATGTACGACAAGTTAGAAGAGTTTATAAGAGAAAACTTTCCACACTTTAAAATAGTGTTTCAGCATTTGCAAGTGCCTGAATGGCTGTGTATTTCAAATACACCTTTAGAATATAAACAAATGGTTAAACAATATACAACTAATGAAACTATTTTAAAAGTTTTAGACGTAGAAGGTCCTGACTTATTCGATCAGTTTGTATATTTTACAAATAAAGTTAACCCTGACGGGCTAGAGGAAGCAAATCCTAATTTGTATAAGTTTATGAAAAATTATGAATTACACGATTGTAAGGATGCTATAGTACAAAAGATAAGAGAATACAAAGTATGAAAATTTTAATGACAGGTCATACACAGGGATTAGGCAAAACACTATATGATTACTTTTCTAAAGAAAATGAAGTAGTTGGTATTAGTCGTTCTACTGGACACGATTTAAAAAATCAAAATACTATTGATTATATTATCAGTGAAGCAGAAAATTATGACATCTTTATTAATAATACATTCCAATTTGAAAAACAACTAGAACTTGTAAAAGCACTTCGTGGCAAAACTCGTATAGTAAGTTTTGGAAGTATTGCTAGTATCTTTTCACAAAACGTTGAATGGAACATTTACGGCAAGTACAAAAAAGATTTAGAAGATTACCACAGACAACAAAGTAGCGGAGGAGCAAAAGATATATTATTGATTAATATCACAGAAGCAACCATTGAAAAGTCTAGTGACGATATTATTAAACTAATGGAACTTTGGATTGAAAGTCCTGTTATTACTTTTGCGGAGTTTAGTAATGACATTATGTAAAACTCCGGATAGTTATAGTGTTGAATATATCCAAAATAATGGAATAAAAGAAAACAGAATTATTCCGTTATTTGATTTAAAAATAGAGCAAGTAATACACGAAGTTATATGTAATAAATTGGATATATTTGATGAAAGTTTGCCAATAGTAAACAAACAGTACACAGCAGATGTAATAGATCGCTTTATAAACACCTTTACAGAGCACGTACAAGCGTCACAGCGCAACGATCTTTCTGGCTTTGAAGCATATAAGCGAGTTGATATTTGCGCAGGCTGTACGCAGTATATAGACGATTTATATATGAAGCACAGCCAAATTCAAGTTCTAGAAAATGAGTATAATTACCATAAACTTTTAGGAACCAAAAGTGTAACAGTAGACACACTTCAACCAAACGTACCTCTTATTATAAGTTTACCATTTTGCCACGATGCGAGAGTACATCCGGATTTAGATACTATTTTAGAAATTGCTCTACAAAAGAATATTCCGGTCCACGTAGATGCTGCTTGGATTGCTTGTGCTAAAGATATTAAATTTGATTTTAGCCATCCTGCTGTTCATAGTTTTGCTATCAGTATGAGCAAAGGATATGGGACTAGCGGATGGAATAGGATAGGACTACGTTGGACTAGAGAGTTTGCTATTGACAGTATTACACTGCTAACTGATTTTTATCAGCACACAGCATTTCCTATAGCAGTTGCTAATTACATGCTGGACCGTATCCCGCCTGATCATTTGTGGAACACGCATGAAGAAAATTATTATAAGGTGTGTAAAGACTTTGATCTAGAACCTACACAAGCAATTCATGTAGCAACACAAGGTCCTAATTGTATCTACGGTGTAGCACCTTTATTGCGTTATTTGGAGTATAACAATGAATAATTTCCATAGATATCTTAACTTGCCATTTGAAATATCAAAGCCTGATATATTTTCTAACGTAACCAGAGATTGTGTGAAACACGAAATGCTTCCTTTAGATTTTCCCGAAGCACAACCGTTATTTAAATTTTTAGATCAGTTTAATTTAATGTGCGATCATCTAGAATACTTCTATACTCCTCCAAAGGGAGGAAAGGTTCTCATACATACAGATAATGGGCGTTTTGATAATATGACAAAAATAAACATCAGTTGGGGGTCAGAGGATGCGGTAACACGATGGTGGGATTGTCCTAATTATAGACCTTTAGAATTTGAAGGAGATAGCGATACCTACGGAGAAACAGATTCTTATCACAATGTATATACAGCAGACGAAGACGATTCGACATTCTTATACGAAGCAAATACAAATCGCCCTAGTTTATTAAATGTAGGTTTATTTCATTCAACATATAACCCATCAGATATAGGACGATATACTCTTTGTTTTATTTTATTTCACAAGGATACAGAAAAGAATGTACAGTGGGATGAAGCACTAGAAATTTTTAGTAACTATCTAAGTGACTAATACCTAATGTTTTACGAAACTCTTCTGTAAATTTACCGTCAATGCGTAAGGCGTAAGTTTGAGCCATAACACGATTGCCGCCGTGCCAATCTTGATCGTTCCACCACGCTGCTCTGGTATTTAGGCTGTACTTGTTTTTAGTTTTAGGATCCCATAAGTAAAACTGATTACGAGTATCAGGACGAATATGTATAAATTCATTACGGTGAGGATATGTTTTATTAATGCCGTTATTAGCATCTAAGTCCCTGTGCTCAAATGGAAGACCGTCGTGTTCGCAGTGAAAGAATATAACACGACCGATGTGTTCAAATATACCTTCTTCTTTTAGTTTAAGAACCCAATTAACTGTTTTAGGAAAATACTCTGCTTCTTCTGTAAGTTGTCTTTCTCCTGGGCGATCGTTCCAATCACCTTCTTCCCATAAGAAATAATATATGTAAGGATCGTAGGCACCCATTGCCATCTTAAGATAGCGTGTAAATAAGTTACGTTGTTTATAATCTTTAAAGTCAGTTGGCCACAATTTCATACCCTCTGCTTTAATAGGGTCGTCATCTGGAAGAGCCATAAAGTCATTCATTGCTTGATATATAGGAGTCCAATTAACTTTGTAACTCATATCATCAAATGTAAAACCGGGTTTCATCCAAGTACCTTCTTTGGCAAATTCTCTCGCCAACGCAAACCCTTTATATATTTCTGGTTGTAATTTATCAAACGTACTCATATCCAAGTACGGTTCTAAGTCAAAGTATTTTTGTCCGCCAATTCCTTTTATCATAATAATACTTATCGGTAAGTATATGTATGAATACAGATTTTGAATATTATTACAACAATGTTCCTGGACACGGCAAGTGTAGAAATAATCTAATTTATACCAGCCTTGTTAATAAAGAGCAGACTAAGTTTGTTCAATGGTATTATAATGATACTGGATATCATAAAGGACAGAACCAAGTTGTTGATCCGTATAAAATGAGAGAAAAGTGGGATAGAGAAATACATTATCTACATCTTATGGGCACACATTTTCCTCAGCACGTTCCTACTTATGATGTAGATATTTTAGAAAGAAAAATTTATCTAGATATACAAGGCCCTGATTTTTGGGAGATGGCAGGGTGCCTAACTGAAAATTACGATAAAATATTACCAGACTGGCAAGACCAAATGCTTGAAATAATCAAAGCACATAAAAGTTTAGGGCTACACAAATATAGTATGCATCCAAGTAGTTACTTTATAGTAGATGGAAAACTTAAAAGTATTAATTACTTTTTTACATACCAAGAAGATGAGCCATTTGTTAGCATAGCAGATGTTGAAAGCCACATATACAGCACTCGTCAAGATGAAATGCGTAAGCACTTAGAAACACTAGGCATTGAATGGGATAAACCACAACCTTGGGAAGTAATGGATAAACTATGCTGGAATAGTTTTAGAACAAACTACCCGGAAGATTTTATAGAGAAAGCACTTAATGTATAAGATAGTTCCCTTTTCAGATGATTTAAACTTAGAAGAATTTTATATCAAAGCAAAAGCAAAAGGTTATGAAAACAATTCAAGTCGCTTTTGGTTAAAAGACTGTTTTCGCAACGAAACAGAAAGCGAAACTTGGATTCTATTTTATAACGATAAAGCGGTAGGAAGTGTGGCAGCACATTCGTTTCCGGAGATGGGAGAGAACGCATATCGCATTGCTGCTCGTACTTGTATACTAACAGATGAAATAGATACTCCTACACTAAGAACACGTAATCAAATAATTACACACCAACACGCAACAGGGCAGTTTCTTATTCCTGCTTGTATAGAATGGGCAGGTAAAGAAAACAATCTGTATATAACATCTAATAAGTTAGAAGCAGGATCACAACGACTAGTACATACTGTTTATTTTCCCGCAATGGAAAAAAGCGGACAAGTAGAAAACCACGGTGAAATAGAATACCGTGGTGCTAATCAAACTGTTTGGAAATTAAACGTAGAGAGATTCTACGAAGAACTAAACAAATATCCTAGATGGAATTAAGTAAACGGTAATGCGTCAATTTTTGATCTAATTTCAGAATGTTTTGAATTACCAGTTGAAATCCACGTATTATCACCGTCTTTAATCCAAACAGCATAGTCTGAACTTACCCACGGCATTCCGTAAATATCTAAAAACTTTATAAGACCAACATCGTTTAGATTTAGTACAGAAACTATTTGGTCGTCTGATAATTTCAATACGCCTGCGTTATAACTCATGCTAAGTCTCCTAAGTTGTAAGTGAATACTGAAGAATCTAAATTTGAAACGTATGTTTGGAAAACATTTGGATTATTGTGAGCATTAGGATTAAGACTTACTGATAAACGTTGTTTCAAATGTGCTAAGACAGTAATTAAATGCTGCGAATACTCATTTACGTCAATAGATTGACGATTAGTGTAATTTAATGGAGGAGCCCAAAACCACTCGTTATCAGCATTTCTAAAATATTTACTTAGACCGAATACAAATTCACCTTCATTACTAGGCCACACTTTCATGCCCGCAGGCTGTTCTGCTAAAACGTTTAATGTGTCTACTGTACTAACAGCATAACTATTAAGAATGTTAGTTAATGAAATTGTTTCGTTATTAAATGCTGCTGTAATTGATGGTGATGTATTAGCATACGGTTTGCTGAATACATTATAAATCCATGTCTGATAATCTATAGTAACTTCTTCGTGGGTTTCGCAAACAGCAACAGAAATATTAGATTGGCCCATTAGCGTTCTAAACTGATTATGTTGACTTGCTGAAGTCAAAAGCCATGTATTGTTTAGTGTGTA